TAGCCGCAGAGTTGAGCCCTACAGATGAGCGAATAGTCGGTAACCTAGAACTCTACAAGAAGGCGGTAGAAGATTGAGAGCTCACGCACCAGGTGGTCGCTTTGATGCAGACTTTGAAACCAATAAGGTATTAGAAGGCGTAGACGCAGACCTTAAGCGTCCTGTAGGAACTACCGCCAAATGGTTTATCTGGGACCCCGTAGCTACTGTGGTTGACCCTATCTATGATGTAGGACAAGACCTGTCTACTGCGACTGGTGGTCGTATCTGGAAAGGCCCATTTGATTTGCCAGTAGTAAGGGCTGTCATTAAACAAGGTGGCGTAAAGAACAGTCAACGAGGTTACTACGGTGCAGACTCCCTACACCTCACCCTTAATGCTGAGGACGTAGAGAAGATTGCACCAGGCGTAATTGGTAACCCAGACCTACAAGCTCGTGGCCGTATCCTATGGAAGGGCCAGGTCTATCGCCCTTACTATATCCAACAAGCAGGTATTGTTGCTGAAAGATTCACACTCTTGGTTGTAGAATGTATGCAGGTAATGGCCGACGAAATGGTCAATGACCCACAGTTCCTGGCACTTGCTGGGTATATTAAGTAGGAGGCGCCATGGCACTTATTCATCAATCTTTTACGGTAGGCACAAGCCCAGTTTTATTAGCTGAGATTCCACCTAAGAGCCCAGAGACAACTGTTCAAATCGTTAATGACGATAACAACAGCATCTATATTGGTGACTTAACAGTTGCAACCAGCGGCGTAGACAAGGGCCTTACAGTAAAGAAGGACTCTGTGTATAGCATTAGATTAAATGCTGGCGATAAGCTCTACGGAATTGCCGCTATTTCTACAAGCGCTAACGCTGTATCCGTTCTCTACTCAAGCGTATTTGCAAGCTAATGGCTAAAGATACGAACCCTTGTTGGGACGGCTACGTCCAAGTAGGCATGAAGACTAAAGGTGGCAAAAAAGTTCCGAACTGCGTCCCCGCAGGTTCTGGCAAAAAGAAAGTCTCCAAACCAAAGAAAGCGAGCAAGTAATATGTGTGCTACATGTGGATGTATGGGAAAAAAGAAGGCTGCTAAGAAGGTCGCTAAGAAGGCGGCTCCAAAGGGCATGTCTTCAAAGCAAAAGAAGCTTGATGTAGACAAAGATGGCAAGCTAGAAGGCTCAGACTTCGCTGCCCTACGAAAGAAGAAGAAGTAATGTGCGCTACCTGCGGCTGCGGTAAGCCAAAAGACAAGCATGGTATGAAGACCCTACAAGCGGCTAACAAGAAGTTTGCTAAGAAGGCTGCCCCATCTAAAGCTAAGAAGGCAGCTATGCCTAGAAAGAAAGGCATGTAATGGCTACCTTTAACTTCGGCAAGTACACAGAGGCCAAGGACAAGAATAAAGATGCCAAGATGACCAAGGGTATGACCCCCGCTCAAAAGGCTAAGTTTGAAAAGGCTGACAAGGCTCACGGAGCTAAGAAGAAGCCAAAGACAATGGCTGAAGATAAGAAGATTGACGCCAAAATCATTAAGAAGATTAAAAAGAAGTAAGACGCTTAGGGGCCCAAAAGGGCCCCTTTGCTTTATCCTTATAGTGAATCCATGCGGGATTCAAAGCTTCACCCCCTGCGTTGTACCTTGCGAAATCTAGGATGGACATGCCTAAAAAAGTATCATCAGCATCTGACACAGACTTCAGACGCGAGATTAATAAGGCCATTCCTGGTAATGCTGTCACTGCAGCTTTAGGGGCTTTGACTGTCGCAAACGTACTACTGGGGAGACACGTTGCTAAACGTAGAAAATCTCGTAGAGGCTAAAGCCTCCGAGGGCTCATTAGAAATGACTGCAGCTCTTCGTGAGCGTGCAGTGGCTGCTGGCTGGCCAGCTGATGTAATCCCCCAGATGTCAGTTAACTTTGACGGTTCTAATTTAAACTACAACGTACCTGATAAAGCATGGGACCTAGAATACGGTGAGCCTAATAAGTCCGCCCCAACCTCTGTCATGCGCGGTTTGAACTACCGACTACATGGGTTTATGGATGAAATCATAGACAACGAGCTCCTTGACCGTATGGTTATGGAAGGCGAGGTGTTCCATGGGTAGCCCATTTATTATTGCAGAGGATGAGGCAATCAAGGCCTACCTACAGGGTATGGTGGTTGCTGATGAGAAGTCAGCAGCAAACAACGGACCTACTGAGACAATTAAAACTAGACCAGTAAAGGTATGGTTCGGATACCCTGATGTAGAAATCCGTGCACAGGAGTTTCCTTTTGTAACTATAGATTTAATTGATGTTGTTCCAGCTAATGACCGTCAGGTTCAAGGAAAGCTACACGACGGGGACTATCGTGGAACTATCACAGCTGTGCCAGGTTTAGTCTACGAATACGACTACCCTATTGCTTACGACCTTATCTATCAGCTTACAACCTATGCAAGACACCCACGACATGACAGGGCCATCCTGTTTCAAATGTGGAATAAGTTTCCATCTAAGTACGGCGTACTGCCTGTAAGTAATCAGTTAGGAACTGAGTACAGCAAGCGGTCTATGTTTGTAGATGGATATGCAAAGCGAGATACGTTTGAGGATGCGGAAAGTGGAAACCGACGCCTCCTACGTAACGTCTTTACATTAAGGGTGGTTAGTGAGATGACCCCAGCAGTAGCAGCCACAGCATTTGCTGCTATTACTTCTGTCACTATTAACCTACCAGTAAACAACCAGACGTCTATCCCTTCGGTCTACGAAATCTTGTAATAAACGGCAACCACGTAAAATCTATCTAAGGAGATAATCTAAATGGCATTTCAACGCCCTGGGGTATACGTTCAAGAAACGTTGAACCCTGTACAGCCAATCGCTGGAACTAACTCAGAGTTTGTTACAGCTTTAGTTGGTGAAAACGACCGCGGTCCTATCAACACCCCTTCACTCGTAACATCTTGGAACCAGTACGTAACATTGTTTGGTTCTTGGAACTCTTATACAAACAACTCATTGCCACTTGCAGTTTACATGTTTTTCTCAAATGGTGGCAGCCAGCTTTACGTAACACGTATTGCAGCAGCCCCAGGCCTTGCTACTCGTTCACTCAATGACCGAGCTGTCAGCGCTTCAGCAACTCTCCAAGTAGCTGCTAAGAACCCTGGTCGCTGGGGAAATGACCTAAACATTTCTATTGCTAACTCTATTGAGACTGGCTACTTTGACCTTATCGTCTACAGCGGTGGTCAGACAGACTCAAATGTTGTAGAGACATTTAGTCAGCTATCTATGACAACTACTGACACACGCTATGCACTAAACGTTGTTAATGTTTCATCTAACTACGTAACATTGACAGACCTAAACTCTGCAAATACTGGAACTACAAGAAACCCAGCTGTTGTTGCTAACCAAACACTTGCTGGCGGTTCAGTTGGAAACGCTGTTTCAGTTACAGAATATTCAGCAGGTCTTGCCGCATTTGATACAGTACTTCAGTCTCTGGTTCTTAACTTGCCAGGTCAGACAGCTGTAAACGTTGTAAACGCTGCCATTAGCTACGCTGAATCACGCGATGACGTGTTCGTAGTTATTGACGGAATTGACAACACTCCAGCAGACCAGCTAACTCGCTCTGCTCAGTACACAGCAAGCTCTCTAGCAGCTGTTTACTACCCACCTCTAGTTATTGCAGACCCAACTGTTGCACTAGGTGCTACCACTGGTAGAACTGTAACTGTAGGTGCTGGAGCAGCTGTGGCAGGTCTTATCGCTACTACAGATAACTCTCGTGGAGTTTACAAGGCACCTGCTGGTTTGCAGGCTCGTCTTGCTGGTGTGGTTTCTACACGTCAGCTTACAAATGCAAACCTTGACTCTCTTAACTCAGCAGCAGCTCCTGTAAATGCTATCCGTTTTATCCCAGGTTCAGGCTATGTTGTAATGGGAGCAAGAACTCTTAAGGCAGGTTACATCGACAAGTACGTACCAGTACGTCGTTCACTTATCTACTTACGCAAGTCTCTTACTGACCTTACACAGTTTGCAATCTTTGAGCCAAACAACGAAGGACTATGGCGTCGTCTAGATGCAACAGTCTCTTCATTCCTCACACAGTTCTGGTCACAGGGAGGCCTTCGTGGTGCTACTCCTGACCAGGCATTCTTTGTCAAGGTCGATTCTGAGAACAACCCTCAGTACCTAATCGACCAAGGCCAAGTAAACATTGAAGTTGGCGTTGCCCTACAGCGTCCAGCTGAATTCGTAATCATCAAAATTGGCCAGTTTGACGGTGGAACCACCGTTACTGTTGCGTAAAGGAGAGCCAAATAAATGACAACCCCTTCAAGTATCATCAATCGCTTCTCAAAGCTAGCGACTGACCCACTACGCTCGTTCCGATTTTATGCACAGTTTACACCCGCTCAAGGTGGCGCACCGTTCACTGATAAAATCCTAACTGGCTCAACTGCAGAACCAGCAACCTCTGGTATCTCATCTAGCTGGATTGGTGGTTTCTCACAAATCTCTGGTCTCAGCATTAATACACAGTCAATCCAGTACCGTGAAGGTGGCTATAACACCACCGTACACCAGGTACCTGGTATGACTACCTTCTCACCAGTAACCTTCCAGCGTGGAGTTCTCTACGGAAACGACCAGGCTATTACCTGGATGCGTGGATTGTTTGCTACATCTTCAGGTGAAGGCATTGCAATGCGTCAAGGTGGAGTGGACAAGAACTTCCGCGTAGACATTAACGTCTATGTAATGGACCACCCAAACACTGCTACAAACTCAGCAACAACCACTGCAAATGACAACACCCCACGTATGGGATTCAAGATTCATAACGCTTGGATTACTACGCTAAACTATACAGACCTAAATGCTGCTGACGGAGCGATTCTTTATGAGTCAATGTCACTAGTTCACGAAGGTTTGTCAGTGTTCTTTACTGATGCAAACTACGTCCGTAAGGATACTGGAAAGCTTTAAACCAACCAATAGGAGTATAAAATGTCAGACATTATTACCGATGCACAATTACTACAACAGTTTGCTGAAAAGATTTCAGAGGAGCCCGCGCCTAAGATTAAGACGCGGGCGCCTTCTGAGTCTGAGGTAGACCTGCCAGGTGGGTTCATTGACCTTAAGGGTGAACTACATACCTCGGCAGAGGTTAGAGAACTAACAGGAGCAGATGAAGAAGCTGTAGCTAAATCAGGTTCTTCAGGCAAGGCTCTCAACGTTCTACTAGCCAGAGGCTTGGTGAAACTTGGAGACAAGGAAGCCACAGCCGACGACCTAGATATGTTGCTATCGGGAGACCGTGACGCAATCCTTCTAGGTATTAGAAGGGTTACATTTGGACAGACATCAACCCTAATGGTTAAGTGTTTCTCTTGCCAAGATGAGCATGAGACAACTATTGACCTAGTGGAAGATGTCCCTGTTGTTCGGTTGAAAGACCCAGTGGGAGACCGCGCATGGGTTATGGATACTAAGCAAGGCCAGGTAACTGTAGCTCTTCCAAACGGTATAACACAAAAGCGGTTGATGGAAAACTACGACAAAACATCAGCCGAGATTAATACACTCTTACTATCTGGATGTATTGTTTCAATAAACGGTGAACCATCTGTTGGAGCTGGTACTGCACTATCACTTGGTATGGCAGACCGCACCCGCGTAATCGACGAGATTATCAAGCGCAACCCAGGCCCTCGCCTTGGGGAGGTGAAGAAAGCTTGCAAGGCATGCGGTGAAGATATCTCTCTACCGCTGAGCTTGCTAGATTTGTTTCGTATATAGCGAAGCAGATTACGAAGAGCTACTTGACCAGTACGAAGTCCTAACAAGGTCTTTTACTGGATGGACACTAAAAGACATACGCGCCTTATCAGTTCGTGAAAGACAGAACTGGTTAGAACGTTCCCAACGATACCAACCTAGAGGATAGTGATGGCAAGAGAAGACCTTAACATGGGTAGCTCTAACGCTGCCGCATTTATCTCATCCCTAAGAACTGGCCTGTCCTCACTGCGACAGGAGATGAACCTCCTAAAGCAAGACACAGGTGGTTGGTCAAACCTACTCGGTGGAGCGATGGGACGCCTAGGTGGGCGTGGCGGTGGTTACGGACAGCCTGGTAATAATCTTGTTGCACCTGTTCCAGTATTTAATGTAACAAGCTTGGGTGAAACATCTCAAGATTACATGTACCGTCAGTCTGGGCATAACACAGTATTCAATGCCCCTGGCATAGAACCTTATCGCCCTCTACCTACATACTACACAGGTGCGCCAACAGGCACTGGTGGTGGCGGTGGAGGTATGTCGCCTGCAATGCAGCGCGGTTTAATGGGCGGAGCTGTTGGTGGTATTGCTGGAATGCCTACAGCAAAAGAGGCTGTTGAGTATGAACTAGCTACTCAAAGAATGGTGTTCTACCAGCAGCAAGCCTCTTATCAACCTGGTGGAAGAATTAGACCGTTCTCTAATTTAATTCCAGGTAACCCAGACCCTAACAGCGACTATGCAAGAGCGACTGCTTTGTTACAACAGTTGGGTAGACAGGGAACTACTACAGGTAAGTTCGATACTGTACAAGCAATGGAAGCTGCAAGACAGCTTGGTATTGGTGGACCTAACTTTGCAAACGTAGCGCTTGGCGCAGCGCAGATGTCTAACCTTACCCCTGGTATTGGTGTTGAAGGCTCAATGAGAGCATACGGCGCTATACAACAAGGTCGTAACGTCAACATGCTTCGCGGTATTGGTATCCGTATCCGTGGTGAAGATGGTTCTATGAAACCTATGCCACAGATTATTGATGAAATCTGGGCTAAGTTAATGAGAGAAAAGATGGGCAATGAACCCGTCACTGCTCAAGATGTAGCTATCTCTTTACAGCCTGGTAATGCTCTGGCATCTATGCTTGACCAATACTTTGGAAATGACCCTCTACTTCGTAAGCAGGTAGAAGATGGTCTTATGCTTAAAGCGCGAAGTGGTGGACAGGCTTTTGCTGGAAGAGACCTTAAAAAACTTGGTGAGAAGTATGGCGCTACTACACCTGCAGTTAGTTCTTTAAGCCAAAGAATTACAGAATCTACTAGAACCCTACAGCAAGCAGCACCTGCTATGGCTGACGCCTTCACGTATGCAAACCGCGTGCTTAGCTACTTCACAGGTTTCATGAACTTAATCGATAGATTTACTGGTCTGTTCTCTGGAATTGGGGCAATTAAAAGCGGTATAGGAACATTAGGGCAAAGCGGTCTTGGCAGTGTATTGTCTGGAGCGTTTAACTTTGCTGCTGGCCCACTACTAGGTGGTCTTCTTGGCGGAATGTTTAAAGCAGAAGGCGGACCTGTTGGAGGAAAGCTCCCTTACGTTGTAGGTGAGCAAGGTCCAGAACTCTTTGTACCTGAACAACCAGGAATTATTGTTCCTAACCATGAGCTAAAGAATCACCCATTCCGACATGAGGGTGGCGCTGCGTACCCAGGACACAGCCACAACGGAAACTTTACAGGCCCTAAGGGCTCAAGTGGAACTAAGTTGAGCCCAGATGAATTAAAGAAGGTATTGGAAAGAGCGGGCTTTGAAGGACAGGGATTAGCAAACGCATTAAAGATTGCTGGTGCTGAGTCTGGTGGACGCCCATACGCATTTAACCCACATGGTGGGGACCTATCCTACGGCTTATTCCAAATTAACATGCTTGGCGACCTTATGGACGAACGTCTAAATAAGTCTTGGAACATGGCAGGCGGTAAATCATTTAAATTAAACTCAGTTAACGACCTTTTTGATGCAGAGACTAATGCACGTGTTGCATACCACATGTCTCAAAAAGGATATAACTGGAGCTCTTGGTCTACTAAGTCTGTGCTTGGTAACAACAACTCTCCAGGTGATGGTGGCTCAGATAGGTCTACCTTCTCCTCCGCCTCAGCTAAAAATAACGGAAAAGATGACGGAAAGTTTAGTTGGTCTAAGTTGTTCAGCACTGAAGGAACCAACAATAGAAATCTAGTATCAGATTTACTAAAGGGCTTTACCTCTATGTCAAGCCCTGCATTAAAAACTACATCTCAAGTAGGCGCTACGACGTATAACTACGGCGGCGTTACTGTAAACCTATCTGGTGGAGGAAGCGCACAAGACAATATTGCAGCCCTAAAGGCGGCTCTATCAAACTCAGAGACTCTAGATAAGGCGGCTAAAAACTAATGCCATTCATAGTTCCTCCAGGCTTACTTCAAAAAAAGAAAGCTGCTGTAAAAAAAGAAACAGTAAAAAAAGCTGACGCTTTAAAAAGAATTAACAACCTAGCTACAGCTAGCGTAGTATCAACAACTGCTGGAAGCATTGCATCATCAGCGGCCCCTACAGCTGCTGCAGCTGCTGCGGCCTCAACGGTAGTTGGCTCTGGTCTCAACCGTCAAGCGGTAGGTGTTGCTTTATCTAGAGCAGGCAAAATAGTAAGAGTTGGTGGATTACCTGGACTAGGTGTTGGGTTAGGTCTAACCCTTATTGGAAAAGCTTTGGAAAACTCAGCGATAAAAGATTACAACAATCTGGTGGGGAGTACCCCTCCAGACAATAAGAGTACTAAGTCATTTCCACCAAGAAACTATGATTACAACCTACCGCCACATAAGTGGAGCCTTCCTGTAAGACCTCACAGCGTAGATGGCGGGAATAACGGTAAAGTAAATGTTGCAAACGCTTCACAAAATAACCACGAAGGTGATTTCCATAGACTACGTAGAGGTGTTATTTGGCACTGGAGTAACGGAAGCGATATCTCTGCTACCAAAGAAGAAAACGGCGCAACAGTAATTACATCTGCAGCCCAGCTACAAGCAAAAACAAGCGCAGCAGACTTAAAAAATGAGATATTAAAACAAGGCTCTGGAAAAGAAAACAACTACAACTACGGCTTTCAATTCCTATGGAACCCAGAAACTATCTCGTCCTCTATTTCAAGAAACATGGATGTTACCCCATCATCAGCTGACCGTTTCCGTTCAGTTGCAGGTGCTTTCCCTGGACAAGAAACATACCAATTCCAGATTATGTTAGACCGTGTAAATGACTTTGCAGCGTTAAGGTCTATGGCTGGAAATACATATGCAAACTCAATGAACCATCCAAAGGCTGTAGAGGTAAATGCAAACAGTCCACAGGTTAGAGAGAGTAAGTACTCCAAGATACCAAGTAATGCTGTGGACTACTACCCGTCTGGACTGGGGACTGTAAATTTACAAAAGATTAATGACCTAATGAAGTTTGGAACAATGGCTGACCTTGAGTATCTGTTTAAGGCTCTAAATGGAAACGGAGCTAACCAAGGCTCTGGTGAGTGGGCAACACTGATGCTTAAAAAGACAGCAAACATTGGATTCCTATCCCCTAGCCTATTGGGCTTTAGGTTCGGACCTAACGCTCAACAGCAGCTATCTTTTGTTGGGTGGATAACAAATATGTCTATTAATCACACCTTCTTTACAGAAGATATGATTCCTTTACGCACAACCGTCTCGTTTAGCTGTGACGCCTTTGCTGGCTCCACAGTGGTTTAGGAGTAGCCATGACTATTTATCTAGGTTCTAGGTACGAGCCATCTTTTATTGACTTTGTTTCTACAGTCCCTAATGGGGATGAGAACCCGATTGTGTTCTACAACTTCCCTGACATTGGGACCCTTAGCTACTATGAGCATACCTTTAAAGAGGGGGAGCGACTAGACCAGCTAGGTAATAAGTACTATAACCGCTCCAGCATGTGGTGGATTATATTAGACCATAACCCTGAAATTAAAGACATCCTTAATATTCCAGCTGGAACAGTGCTTAGGATTCCACGTGTTTAAATTTATAAGTGTTTCTTTTCCAGATGCGCCTGAAGGTCCTAGAGCCGTGTATAAGGCTGTGCTCATGCAAAAAACATATGAGCATGAGCTTTTAATTTTAACGTTTAAAGATTGGAACCCTAATTACGAGTCGATTAGACCAGGCACTCCTATTGAAGTTACTATGTCAGCAAACACTACACCTAGAAACTTCTTCGGCTACATTCACCACATCACACCTTCTGCTACCCCAGGAAAGATGTTTACAGAAGTTGTATGCATAGGAGGCTCGTTTCCTCTTAAGCAGGCGTCCCAGACAACTTACAGAGACTGTACGGCAGACCAAGTAATAAAAGAAATCTGTATTAAACACAGTCTACGTTTTATTGGAAAGCCGCACCCTAGAGTTTACGAAATGGTATCCCAAGCGGGATACACCGACTGGCAGCTTGCTGTTCGTTTGGCAAAGCAGATTGGTTACACCCTGCGCGGGGAAAACACTGACATCTACTTTGAGCCCATCCTTAACGACTATGAGTTATACAAGGACACCGCTAAGGTATTTGTAATGAAAGATGCCAGCGATGTTACTGGCTCTACGTTGTACTCATTTCAGCCATCTATTGGAGAGTCAATAGAGTATGACGGAGAGATGAAGTCTGCTGTAGCTATTAGTGGTGTAGACAGATTCTCTAAAGCTGCTATGGCTCAGACCAAGCAAAAGAGAAATAAGACTACAAAGGCAAAACGTCAAGACGAGTTCTTTGACCGTTTTAACTCTTTAGTTGTAGCCCCTAATGCAGAGATTGCAACCTACGAAGCAGACGCGGCTGAGGCTAGAAACTCGTTCCCATATAGAGGAACAGCTAGTGTAATTGGTGACCCAACCCTTAGACCTAATATGCCAGTTTATCTATCTGGGCTAGGTCCTACATACTCTGGCTATTGGACTGTACTGTCTGCGGAACATGTAATGGTTGAAACCGAAAGAAACGTACCTACTTACGTTACTAATATTGTTGTAGGAACTGACTCTTTAGGCTCTGTAAATGGGGTAGCTGGAATAGAAATTGCAGTACCTGGAATCCCAAAAAGACTAATTAAACCTGGCGTAGCCTCTGGTAAACCAAAAACTAGCAAGCCTCTCATAAAAAGCTCAGCCCGTAGAAGTAGCAATCAAAACAAGGGAAGCTTTGGAAAGATTGGTAACAGACAAAAAGTTACTGCAAAAGTTAAACAACCGTCTACCTGGGTTGCTGATAAAAAAACAACTAGGGTAACCTTTACTCCTAAAAAGATTAAGTCACCTACCGTGGCTAACAGGGTAAGGAGCAGGGCCGCTCTATGATAGACGAGAAAAGATTCTATGGACTTTACCTAGGCATATGCGTAGACGTAGAGGACGACCAAAATGACAACCGTATCCGTTTACAGGTACCTCAGGTACTAGGTCAATCAGAGACTGGTTGGGCTAGAGCATGCCTACCTGTTACCTCTAACAGCAATCATCCCGACCATAAAAAACACTTAGCTGCTGAGGTAGCCGCCCTGCTCAATGCTCACGCTGACCACTCAATAAATGGAAACACGGGAGGAGCTACAGTATCCACCTTTGGCTCACATACGCATACTGTTCAGTTTACTCTTGCACATACTAATAACCACACAGGCAACAGTTTAAGTCTTGACCATGAGCATGAGACAGCCGCCGATACAGACAACAAATGGAATGATGACCAGGAGACAAACCTGACACCTGAGCATACACCGCATAGACTAGTACCTAAGCTAGGTCAAAAGGTCTGGGTTATGTTTGAGGGCGGAGACCCTAATTTTCCAGTATGGATGGGAGTTGAACTATGACACAACGAGCTATAGCTCTACCTTTTTCTTTTAACTCTGCGGGAGAAGTCTCCTATACAACAGATGAGGCAAAGATTATCCAAGATAGACTTGTGTTAGCAATCATGAGCCGCCCAGGCGAACGAGTCATGCGACCAAGCTTTGGTAGCGCAATCTATGAAACCATGTTTGAAGACGAAAATACTGCCATAGCAATTGCAACTGAGGCAGTAGCCGCATGCTTTACAGAGTTCTTTCCTTACCTAGAGTTTATCGAGGTTCTACCAAACGTAGATGGGGAAGGGACACTAGAGCTAGAGGTTAGATACAAAAAGTCCCAACAGACATTAACAGAGTCTTTAAGCATAAAGACTAAGACGTTCTCCAGAGCTGGAGAGGTACTACAGGAGGTCCGATAATGGCAAATGAAAACTATGTTCCGCAAGTAGATTACACCTCTCGTGACTACCTATCTCTCAAAGAAGAGATGGCAGCTCTCATCCCGTACTTTGCACCCAACTGGACTAACCGCGACCCCGCAGACTTTGGCATGACCTTAATTGAATTGTTTGCATATATGGGTGACCAGCTTAATTACTATATCGACCGCTCTTTGAACGAGGCCTTTATTACTACCTCCAGCCAAAGAGATAACGTTTTAAAAATTGCAAGACTTCTTGGGTACACACCTACAGAATCTACGGCTGCAAAGGTTACGCTGACCTTCCAGAACTCAACTGGAAGCACTATCACAGTACCAAAAAGAACTCAGGTTTCAACTACCATTGTAAACAGCGGTTCAACAACCCAGATTATTTTTGAAACTGACAGTGCGGTTACTGTGCCTGCAAAGGTAGGAACAACTAATGGTTCTATTACAGTTACAGCAACTCAGGGAGAAACACTTGGGTATGACCCAATCACACGCCCTACAGATGGAGAACTAGGGGTATCTAATGGTGCAGCCAATCAGTTCTATCCAATACCAGACTCCCCAGTTATTGGTGGAAGCATTGAGATAGATATATCTGGAGTTAAGTACTCTTATGTTCCATTCTTAATTGACTACCAAGATTACGACCCAGTGTTTACAACCTACACAGATGCTGAAGGCACAACGTATGTTCAGTTTGGCGATGGCATCAGCGGGCGTATCCCAGCAAACCAGGCAACTATTAAAGCTACCTATCGTATTGGTGGGGGAAAGCTAGGTAACGTTGCAGCTAATACTATTAAGTTTGTTAAAACAAATGCAACAATCGGCCTTTCTGTAAACAACCAAGACGTTGGAGAAACTTCTGGGGCTGCTACAGGCGGAGCTGACCCAGAGACAACAGACTCTATTCGTATCAACGCCCCTAAGAGTGTGAGAGCACTTAGCCGTGCTGTCTCACTATCTGATTACTCTAACATCGCTATTCAAGTGCCAGGTGTAGCCAAAGCTAACTCTATTTCAGATGTGTACAGCAGTGTAACTATTTACATTGCACCGTTTGGTGACTCTGGTTTACAGTCAGATGGACAAACCGCATCTGACATCTTCAACAACCTAGCAGCTGATATTGGTACGTTCTTTGAGGACAAGACTCCTCCAGGAACCTCAATCACACTTCAACCACCTGCTTATGTAGACGTAAGACTTAAGTTAGACTGTGTAGTATTACCACAGTTTAGAACGGAACAAGTAACAGCATCAATTAGAGAAGCTATTACTGAACTGTTTGATTTTGATAACGTATCTTTTAATGACCGCATCACTACAGCCGACGTACTAAGCGTCATTAGAGAGGTAGACGGGGTTGCCCGCGTCTCTATGAGCAAGATGATTAGAAAAGACGAAGATAAGGTATGGAGCATCAATAACAAGGTTCTATCAAATAGCGTAGCCACGCTTACAACTACAGCAACTCACAACCTCCAAGTTGGAGAGACTGTGTTGGTAAGCGGTGTTAATGCTCCTTTTGATGGCGCTTTTGTTGTTACAGCTGTAGCACCTACTACATTTAGTTACTCTGTAATTAGTACAAACGTTTCTACAGCTGCCGTATCACCTGTTGGAAAGGTTGCTTTGTTAGCTGTAAAAGATATTATCTGTTTAGATAACGAGCTTCCTCAGCTAGAAGTAACCAGAGTTGCTGGCGTAACAACTGTGGCAGGAATTGACCTGACAACAAGCGGAGGAATTAGTTAATGGCACGGTATGGTCTTGATTACTATAGCGCGTCCAGTTTTCCGTTAAGTTACTACGGAAGCGACAACGCACTTAATTACGATGCTAACCCTGTTTTTGCGCTGTCCTCTGGGTACAACCAGTTAACTCTATTTTGGACAAGCCCAGTGGGTGCATGGGTTAAGTTGCGTTTAGTAAGAAGCCCATACGGATTTCCTGTAAACGTAACTGATGGTGATAAAGTCTTTGAAACCACAAGACGAGCAGACCCACAGTTCTACATAGATAAGACCTCTCTTATAAATGCAGACTCAAAAGTTTACTTCTACTCTATATTTGTATTTGACTCTGTACAGCTCACTTGGGTATTAGCTGGACGAATGTCTGGTATGTCCGTGAAAGACTACGGCACCGCTGACAAGATGTACAACTATCTTCCACAGGTTTATAAGTTAACAACCCCTTATATAGCGTCAGAAGCTACAGACAATAATGATTTGCGTAACTTCCTATCCCTATTTGCTTACGAGCTAGACCACACAAGAGCACTAGCAGAAATTATTACAGACCGCTATAACTTTGAAAGAGTTACAGCCAGCTCTATCCCACTTTTGTTAAATCAGTTTGGTCTTAGGTATGAACCAGAAATTGGGTTTCAACAGTCGCGTATCCTTGTAAGAGACTCTGTTCAGCTAACAAAAGAAAAAGGCTCAGCCCAAGGTCTACGGGAATATATAAAAGGATTTACAGGATGGGCATGTCCAGCACCAGTTGCTGGAACACCTAATCCAACAGTTGATGGATTGCAGGTAAGTCATAACTTAATGTTGGATTACAACGACTCCTCATTTGAAGAGGGCGTTGGACACTGGACAACCCCAGACAACACAGCCTCTCTATCTCAAATGGGGGTTAAGTCTGTTACCAAGTATCAGACTAATAACAACAACCTTCGTATGATTGTTGGCGCTAACGGTTATAAGATTGGCGACAAGATTACTATCAGTGGATTTAAATCCCCTGCATATAACTCTAGCTCTCCTGTATCTATCACTGGAATTGACCCACTTAGTTACATTGAAGTTATTGTTTCTAGCCCAGATGTTGCTTTGGTAGATGCCTTTAACAAAGAAGCAGACGCTTACCCAAAGGTTACTCCGTACCCAACCCCATACTCAGAACCGACTGCCCCCGCGCTTTACCCAAATAAACAAGGTGGAGTTTTATCTGTAGCAAACTCAACAGCATCGCCTCAGGTTGTCACGTTATCTTGCGGAAGCGCCTCGCCAAAAACTTTAGGAATCCCTATTAACTCTGGAGATACTTACACATTTAGCATCTATACCGCGGCACTCTCGACTGCTCGAAGCCTTACAGCGGGCATCAGTTGGTATGACCGTTTTGGAACATTTATGTCAACTACTACAGGTAACCCTGTAACAAATGCAACTGGTGCCTTTTCAACAAGAGCGGTTGTAACTGCAGCAGGTCCTTGTAATATCACTCTAAACCCATTCTTTGCTACCGCAGGAACTGGGTACGCAGATGGCGTTTATACAAACGTTCCACTAACTAGAGTTAGTGGCAAAGCATTTACTATTGCACCAAGAGCAAACATTGCTATCTCTGGTGGGTCAGTGTCATCTCTATCTATTACAAATGGTGGTAAAGGCTCAGATACAACAACCATCTTCTCTTTTGATAAAGCTTCCATCGGTAGCGCAACAGGCTCTGGCTTCCTAGCCACCGTTAACCGCGTGCAGGAGTCTTACTACGCAGCCCCTACTATCTCTATCTCTAGCGTAGCCAACGCCGCAAGCGGTGAGCGTCACTACTTTGATGCAGCACAGTTTGAAAAAGCTGGAGCTGTTACAGATTTTGATGAGGCTCGTCAAGTACATATTACTATGAAGGCTAGCCGCATTAACGAAATTAAAAACCCAACCTTTAATAGTGCAAACAGCTTTGCACCTTGGGGTTTTACAAACGGAACACCAACAGCCTCAAACGCTCAAACTGACCCTATTGATGACCTGTTAATCATTGAAGGTTATCAACAGACGGGTACAACAGCAGAAATCTCTCTATCAACAGTTCATGCGTATAAAGCTAACGATATTGTTGTAGTAGCAGGTTTGCCTGCTGCATATAACGGAGTAAATACAATTACTGCAGTTACCGACTTTACAGTCAGCTACACCGTTAGCCCAAGCGCAACCGTGGCGTTCACCGCTGATGCGGGAACTATCGCTAAGTCTGGAAACTCTTGCTTAGTAACTAAGCCTGCAACTGGAAACACAGAAATTAATGCTGCGTCATCTTCTGCAGCCTACATGGATATTCATTACCCATCTACTAACTACACTTTTAGTGTGTATGTAAGACGAGTTACTGGAACTGCTGCCCCAACTGTGCGACCAGTTATCTATTGGTATGACAGCACTAAGACCGCCATCTCTAGTAATTTGGCTGACCTTGTAACAATTAGTAGTTCTACGGAGTGGTCAAGAATCAATGCAACCTCGGTAGCCCCTGAGAACGCCGCCTATGCAAGCGTGTCTGTTATCTGGACTAATGGGGCAGCCAATGACTCAATCGCATTGGACAACGCCTTGTTTGAAAACAGTCCGTTTGTACTCCAGTACTTTGATGGGAGCCAGGGCTTTGGTTCTACTGCTGAACTGTTCTGGGAAGGCCAGACCCCTAACCTAGCCCGCAGCCACTACTACAGAAACCGCGTCGCTATCTCTGACCGCCTTGCAAAGGGTGCCTTAGACGAGTGGCTTGTTAGCGGCTCTACCTACGCCCTATACCTAGCTCAGCCAAAGACGTAGTATGATGCTCCCATGTTGGAGCTAATACTCGTTGGTTGTTTTACTGGGTTCTTCCTAGCTACAGTGCGGAATCTAGTAGACGTATTAAGTATTTTTATACCTACTTCCGTAATTAATGCTGTACTTTCAATTATATTTGCAGGCGTAGCCGTGTATTTAGTTGAAATTTCAACTACTAAACAGTTCATCCTGTGGACAGTCGCTGGAGCTTTCCTAGGCGCTGCCCTCCTTGCCATAGTTGAGCGAGTGTCCACCTACAGGCCAGCAGTTGTTAACACTGCCAGAGATTAGTGATAGGGTACAAGGGACCTAAGGAGGTCCTATGAGCAAATATTATGTTCTAGTGGCTGGTAAAGGAGCCACCAGTAGACAAAACGTTGAAGCGTTAATGGAAGACCATTACTACGCAAAAGGCGATGGCGGAACTGTTGTAATCGCTATTGAAAAAATGGCAACACCATCACAGGTATTTGTTGCACAGTTTGCTAAAGATAAAAACAAAGAGATAGTTCTGGTTGCAAAGCCAGACGCTGACTTAGGCAACATGCCTGCCGCATCAGTAGTTCATGATGATGAGCCAATTAAAAAATCTGTAGAGATAGTTGCTGGCGCGGACACATCTGCGTTCCTTCTTTGGGATGACGGGGATGAAGCATCGCTTGCAGTATTGGCATCTTGTAAGAAGGCGGGCATCCCTTGCTATGACTTGATTAACGGGCTGTCAGAGATAACACCATCTGAAACTCTTAAGGAGCCAGAGCCAACCCTATTCCCCCAAGCTGAGATGGTCACAGAAAGCGAGGAGACCGATGAGGAGGAAGAAGAAGTCGACGAGGAAGAAGCCACCGAAGAAGACGACGACGAAGAGTACGAAGACGACGAAGACATTGAAGATATCTATGCGGGAATCGAAGCGATAGCTCGGGTCTTCGCCAAGGTATTCATCGAGGAGTGGAAGGCCCAGAGTGGCCCTAAACCCTAAGACCTTAGCTGTACTCCTACATATAGCCGTTTATGGGGCTCCAGAGGGCGTTAAAGGCCTTTCTAGGGACTTTGAGGTAGGTCGTGGGCAGATTGATTCTGCCCTGGCAGAACTAGCCTCTATTGGCCTCGTACGGCTTTCTAACGGAAAAACGGCAAAAGGGACATTCTGGTACAAAGTGGAGATGACCCCAGAGGGCGTAGAGTATGCCCATAACTGGATGACTGGTAAGAAACCGTTAAGGGTTTTACCGAACGGTAAAACCCGAATCTCCATATCACTGAATAGCGATATAGCAGATACCTATAAAGCAGATATTCCATATAGCAGTGAGCAGTATGGCTTATATCCTTATTCAGTTAACCAAGGTGCGGAACAGAGTTCCGCACTAGACGGAAACGAAAAAATAGGAGGAATCATGAGCCTAGGCTCAACGCCAATAGACCCAGATGATTTAGCTGATGAGATGCGGAAAGACAAGGAGCGCAAGAAGCAGGAGCGCAAAGAGCAGTCAGAGGCACACTACAAGAACCGCCAGCGCATCCGCGCCAGTCGTGCTGTAGTTGACTGGTCGCCTGCCGATGTTGTTAACCACTTTGCCGAACAGGTAAAACAGATTTGGAACGTGGAGGATGTAGCGTTATCCCAACGACCTAAGTTGGTTAAGGCTATGGACCTGTTCCGTATAGACAACGACACCAACGGCGAGATTGATAAGTATCTTATTGATGCTTACATATCGACAAAAAAGTTTGATAAGACTAAGTTATATAACCCAGAAGAAATCTTCTGGGGCTTTATCAACTGGGCTCCGTCAAAGGTTGGCGAAGCCAAGCGCTCTGTAAAGGAAGAAGACCTAGATGCTGTTGCCATTGCACGAGCAAAGAACCGAAAGCTGTTAGGGTTGAACTAATGTACAAAGTAGAAGAGCAAAAAGTTCGTCGCAAGATGTGGATTAAATCTTCCAACATCCCTAAAGCACGACTTGGTTGGACACTAGATGACTGCGTTGATACTGACCCCGAAGACATCGAACAGATACGTGGTTGGATTAGTTTGCTAGACCAAGGCGTTAATGTAAGAGCCTCTGGTAGCAGGCACTGTGGCAAAGGATTGATGCTTGCAGGTAAGCCAGGACGTGGTAAATCAACGGTGGCTGTTGCAACCATCCAAGATATCATGCGGCTTTCCCCTCCGTCTGCCTTTGATGTAGAGGACGGCCTAACACTTATCCGTCCTTGCTACTTTATGACCTTCAATGACCTGCTTGCATTATCAGGTCAGATGATGGATAGCCCGACAGACTGGGAGGAGGTCCTCTACTATGGTCTCTTAGGTGAAGCGCACGACTCCTATAACGTCAGAGTCCTAGTGATTGACGATGTAGGTAAGGAGCACGCCAGCCTAAGTGGGTGGCAGAAGAACGTTCTGCATCATGTACTACGTACACGGTTCAACCTTGGACTGCCAACCATAGTAACCACTAACGTCAGTCTTGACGACTGGGGTAGTCTTTACGGAGATGCTACTGAAAGTTTTGCTAAGGAAGCGTTTATGTATTTGCCTATGGTTACTAACAAAGGAGACCTACGAGAATGAGCAAGGTAATGGAAACTAAACTAGTACAAGTGTTTCTTAGTCAAACACAGTCGCCTGGTCCTGGTATCTATGAAGTATCAGTAGACGACAACAACAAGTTGTACTGCACCTGCCCTGGTTATCAAGGTCGTAGCACCTGTAAGCATGTTAAGTTTGTAAGCGCACGTATCAAAGCAAACGGTGGCGACAACTACCCACTAGAGTTTTCTAGTCGTGCGTCTAAAGATGACATCAGTAATGCCCGTTCATCAAAAGAAGCCTTCAGGGAGTTTGTAATAAACTTCGGTAAGATAGAAGTCTTTTAATGAAGAATGGGGATATCAGTAACGAACTCCCCAGAAGGATATTAGTTACCACAGACATTATTATGGATGTGGAGATGACAGTAAAGCGTAAGCTTTTAGTAATCCCATCCGTAAAAGTAAATAAAAAGTTTAAACGTGATGCTTTGTCCTATTTGTATGTTTTTACAACTAGGGCAGGTTTCACGCTTGAATTAGTATCATTTGAATATGATAACGATACGTTATCTGAAACTATGGATGCACTTGACAACATGGGTACTAACCCATTTAGATACTACACGGCGTATGAATCGGACAAACACTTGCTCAGCGAACTTCCCTATCGACCTGAAGTAGTTGGCGTTGTTGATGTAGACTCTCGCCTCCTACGTTACGGACACTGGGGAAGGACATTCGCTGACTTACAATGAACAACGAACTACGACTATTAAGTAAAGTATTAGAGAGCCGCGACCTCGCCCCATTATTTGACCGTGGTGTTAAAGACGCATGGTTTGTAGATGGTGAAGTAAGACGTGTATGGGTTTTTGTACGCGACCATTTTTCTAAGTATGCAGAGTGCCCAAGCCTTGATGTAGTAACGCAGAACTTCCCATCATGGAAACAGCATGAGTCTCCTGACGCCCTAGAGTATTTAATTGACAGCGTTGTTGCTGCACGACGTTCCTCTTCATTCTTAAAGATGATTGAGTCTGCAGCTACTACATTTGGTGCTACTAAAGACCACGAAGAGGGACTGCGTATAGTTCAGGCTGGCATCATCGGTTTAGAAGAGGACGGCCTAGGTAAGACCAGCGATGTAAACCTTATTGATGAACCACAGAAGCGTTGGGATGAGTACACCTTCCGTAAGAACAACCCAGGTTTACTTGGAACAGCAACGGGGTTCCCTAGCGTTGACCAAGTTACTGGTGGTCTACAACCTGGTCAGTTAATTGTGATTGTTGCTCCACCTAAAACTGGTAAGTCAACAGTTGCATTACAGTTTGCACAGAACGTTCACCTACAAGATAAGTCTGTTATGTTCCAGTCATTTGAAATGAGTAACCACGAACAGCAGACTCGTTACGATGCTATGCGAGCACGCATCTCTCACACACGTCTTATCAATGGTTTGCTTGACCAAGAAGAAGAAGCAAGATACCAAGCAAAGCTACGTTCTATGGAGAACATGCGTAAACCGTTTTGGTTGGTTGACTCCGCTAATGGTTCAACAGTCTCTGGTATTTCTAGCAAGTTATCAGTGTTGCACCCAGAGATTGTATTTATCGACGGTGTGTACTTGATGATTGATGAGCAGACTGGTGAAGCCAATACTCCGCAGGCCATTACTAATATCACTCGTTCCCTAAAGCGCATGGCACAGAAGTACAAAGTTCCTGTAGTTATTACAACTCAGGTACTTAACTGGAAGATGCGTAAGGGTCAAGTAACTGCTGACTCAATCGGTTATTCATCTTCCTTCCATCAGGATGCTGACGTTATCTTTGGTCTACAGCGTGAAGACGAAAACGTAGACGACACTCGTATCTTGAAGGTGCTAGAAAGCCGTAACTCTGGACGTATGGAGATATCGCTTATCTGGGATTGGAGCACAGGTACCTTTAGGGAGATTGACTCAAATGACATCTAGCATTGAGGACACTCTAGAAGTTCTAGGTCTAAAGGTTGTATCAATAAGAAACAGCGAGATACAACTGCACTGCCCTGCTCACAAGGAACGTACAGGAAAAGAAGACAATAACCCATCATTTTGGATTAATGGTGAGAATGGTTTATTTATTTGTTTTTCTTGTCACTGGAAAGGTGGCCTACAAACTTTAGTTAGATACTTAGGTGGTAGCACTGATGCTATAACAGATATAGATTTAACTGTTGACAGGCTTACCGCCCGTATCAAACAGCTTATTGAAGGCGATAAACCTAAGAAGGAAGAGTACGCCCCAATACATGAGTCAATGCTTCACGCTTTCAAAGAGGTACCCCAAGACATTTCTTTGAGTAGAGGTTTATTACCTGAGGCAGTAGCTAAGTACGGTGTTAAATGGAACTCTAACCAAGGCAACTGGATTATCCCTATACGAGACCCTATGACTAACAAGTTGTTGGGTTGGCAAGAGAAGGGTCAGAAGACTCGGTACTTTAAAAACACAACAGGTGTTAAGAAGAGCGAAGCCCTATTTGGATACGAGCACTACAAAGGTGGAGACATGATTATCCTCGAGTCTCCGCTAGACGTTATCCGTTTAGCGTCGGTCGGCATCCAGGGTGGTGTTGCTACCTATGGTTGCGCTGTCTCTGATACTCAGTGGAGCATGATTAGAGGGGCAACCAGACCTATCTTTGCGTTAGATAATGATGATGCTGGTCGGGCTTGTACAGAGGATTTAAGGTTTAAAGCCATGGATATCGGACTATCGTCTTGGTTTTTTAATTACGCACAGACTGACCAAAAAGACGTGGGCGGTATGTCGCGTAAGGAAATAGAGTGGGGTTTGCAAAACGCTAGACACATACTAGGATTCATGCCATGAGCAGCAGTGCTAAGTGGATGGATGCAGGTCCTCTGCGCGATTATCTAGAAAAGGTCGCAGCAGATAACAAAGAGCGTGCTAAGTACTGCTCGTTCTGTGATAAGCCTACTGCAGACCATTGGGAAGCATTAAGAGGTTCACCCACTTTAATTAGGGCATGCAAAGAGTGTTGCCCAGAGGAGCACGGATGATTATTGGATTAACAGGCTACGCACAAGCAGGTAAAGATTCCGTAGCTAACATACTGGTAGAGAATTACGGGTACCAACGAGTCGCTTTTGCTGACCCCATACGTGACCTGTTGTACGCCACTAATCCTATGCTCAAAGAAGGCTACAGAGTTCAGGGGTTGGTTGACGTATACGGGTGGGACAGAGTTAAGGTTGACTATCCCGAAGCTAGACGCCTTCTTCAAGACCTAGGTGTTGGTGCCCGTAAAACCTTTGGAGATATGTTCTGGGTACAACAAGCGCTTCGTCAGGTTAACCCTGAGGGAAACTACGTTATTACCGACGTCAGGTTTCCAAACGAAGCTAAGGCCATCCGTGAGTATGACAACGCTCAGATTTGGCGCATAAAGCGAACTGGCATTAGCGCAGTAAACTCACATGAGTCAGAGTCTGCAATGGACGGCGAAAGCGTTGACCAGATATTTCTCAACAATGGTACGCTTGAGGACCTACAGGTCTTAATTAGTACACGGATGAGAGCTTACGTATGATGCAGTATTGGTCTTGGATATTAGCCACAATTGGCGTAACTGGTATTTTCTTTGTAGGTAGAAAGACTATCTGGGGATGGTTAATCCTCTGTCTCAATGAGTGTCTTTGGATTGTCTACGCTTTAGTAACAGACCAATATGGGTTTATTGTTGCCGCTGTTGCCTACGGGATTGTTTACATTCGCTCTTACCTCCACTGGAGGAGAGACGCTTGACCTTTACAGGCACCCTTCTACCCTACCAACCTGAAGCCGTCGACAAGATGTGCGAGCGCGGTAGGGTTTTGGTTGCCTACGATTTGGGCTTAGGTAAAACTGTACTAACCATCGCCGCTATAGAAAGGCTGATGGATACCAAGAAAGTAAAAGAGCCTGGTCTTATAATTTGTCTATCCTCATTGAAATACCAATGGGCTGGGCAGATTGAGAAATTTACAGGTGGAACTTCTAAACCTTTGGTCATTGATGGAACGCCAAAGAAGCGAGCAGAACAGTACGCCGAAGCTATGGACTGGCGGAATACGGGGATTGATTACATCATTCTTAACTACGAGCAGGTTGTTAACGACTGGGATACCATCAAAGACCTACCAAGAGGATTCGTCGTCCTCGATGAAGCCACAGCCATTAAGTCCTTCAAGTCCAAACGTTCCCGAGCAGTAAAGAAGTTAATCAATGCGCCATATAGATTTGCACTCACTGGTACTCCGATTGAAAATGGCAAGCCTGAAGAGCTGTATAGCATTATGCAGTTCGTTGACGCCAGCGTACTTGGTCGGTTTGATATCTTTGACGCTGCTTTTATCGTAAGAAACTCTTGGGGAGCGCCCCAGTACTACCGCAACCTATCTACCCTTCACACTAAGATGAAGGAAGCTTCTGTACGTAAGGCACAGAAAGACCCAGACGTTGCACCTTATCTTCCAGATACAATTCACAAAGACCCTATGCATATTGTTTTTGATAGGGCATCATCCAAGTTATACACACGCATAGGTCAAGACTTGCTATCTGACCTCGATGAGGCACACGAGCTTTTTGGTTCTAACTTCAACATCATGGCTCACTACGGTATGGAGTCTCGTCGTGGTGGTCCTGAGGATGAGATGCGCGGTCGCATCATGTCCAAGATTGGTGCACTCAAGATGCTGTGCTCTCACCCAGACCTGTTAAAGACTAGTGCTACAAAGTTTAAACTGATGAGTGGCGAGGGCTCTTCATACATTGCAGAGCTCGTAGATACTGGTGCGCTAGATGGGTGCAACCGCTCCCCTAAATTAGATTACCTAACACAATATGTTAAAGAGTTCTTAGACCAAAGCGACGATAACAAGGTTGTTATATTTGCTACCTATGTTGATATGTTAGATATGGTTGAAGAAGCTTTAGGCCCTGAAATTTGTCGCAAGTACTCTGGGAGGTTAGATGCTAAAACTAAAGAACGTAACAAAATTGACTTCAATACTAATCCCGATGTACGCGTACTTATTAGTTCTGACGCTGGGGGCTACGGTGTGGACCTTCCTGCTGCTAATCTGCTTATCAATTATGACCTCCCTTGGTCTTCAGGCAGTGCGACGCAAAGGAATGGCCGCATCCAAAGAGCATCCTCTACCTGGCCCTCAATCGTAATTCAGGATTTGATTATCGCTGGCTCTATTGAAGAGCGCCAACACGAGATGCTTCAACAGAAGTCCTCTGTAGCCAACGCCATCATCGATGGCGAGGGTATTGAAGATGGTGATAAGATATCCATGACCGTTGACAGCCTCAGGTCCTACCTGACGAACGCCAACGTTTAATGCCCCATAGCTCAGTTGGCAGAGCATCGCACTGTTAATGCGAGTGTCCCTGGTTCGAGTCCAGGTGGGGCAGCGATGCGGTTGTAGCTCAGTTGGTAGAGCGGCACCTTGCCAAGGTGCAGGTCGCGAGTTCGAGCCTCGTCAACCGCTCCATTCCCCTCTCGTCTAACGGTAGGACAGAGCACTCTGGATGCTCTAATTGTGGTTCGAATCCATGGGGGGGAGCTTTACACCCAACGATAATCGTTGGGCATGTACACTTATAGGATGCCTAACTCACCTAAGACTCCTACGCGTACTATCCGCGTATCAGACCAGCTGTGGACAGCGGTCCAGAAGAAAGCTGCAGCTGAAAAGGTTACAGTGACCAGCATTATTATCGAAGCCCTTGAAGATTATATTAAAGTAGATAATTAAATGGGAAAGCACCTAGATAAGATTGCTAAGGCGCTAGCTCAGCGTCAAGCAGCTGCGCCAAACGGCTCAGGTTACAAGAAGCCAGGCTCTATGAATAAGAAAAAAACTGGATACCGTGGCGTAAAGGCTAATAACGCAAAGTAACTTGACAGCCGTCTAGTCATCCATTAAGTTCTACCTAACAGCTAAACGTTAGGAAACTTATGAACACAGATGCCATCAAAGAAGACATACGCCAGTTTAAGGCGTTGAAAGATAATGTCGACCTGCTTACAAAGCGTCAAGCAGAGATTAAAAAAAGATTAACAGAAAGTATCGACGAGTTCGGTACTGAAGATGAGCGCGGACATATCGTTCTTGCAGTAGAAGATGCAGAACAGATTATGAAACAGAAGCGCGTAACTAAAAACCTTGATATCAATGCAGCAGAGATTATCCTTAGTAAAAAGGGTATTAAAGATACGTGCATCAAGATGGTTCCAACATTAGATGAGTCAGCAATTATGGCTGCGTTCTATAACGGGCACCTTACTGAAGAAGATATCGATACTATGTTCCCACCAAAAGTTTCTTACGCATTTATTGTAGGTAAGAGTAGTGGACGAGATTGATAACCTATTCTCTGACCTAGATACTTACTATCCAGGTAGTAAGAAAAAGCGTAGAGAGACCAAACCAAAAAACAAACGCGCAGTAAAAGATGATTCCGACTGGACATCCAACGCTGTGTTTAGAAAACTTCCTTCTGGAGAACTACACGAGTTTTATCAGGTAGGCGCTTTGGCACAGGCACTAGGTAGACCACTTGTAACAATCCGTTACTGGATTAAACAAGAGTACATACCTCAGGCTCCATATCGTTTATCTGATAAAGAAACAAAAAATGGCGAAAAGATGAGAGGACGTAGGTTATACTCACGTGCTCAAATCGATGCGATAGTAGAGCTGTTTGGAAAGGCTGGACTCCTAGATAAAACTAGGATACAATGGCCTAACCAGCAATTGACTAACGCAATCGCTGAGGCTTGGCAGAACATAAAGTCCGCCGAGCTTAATCTATGAATCAAACGAAACTAAGGAGAAATGCCATATGGCAATCGACCGTACCGACGAGTACATGCCAGTAACAGACGCGTTTTCAACAACAGCTGTTGATGACCGTCCAGCAACACCAAGCAGCAATGCAGTTCAATCAGGTTGGGCAGCAGCAGAACAGCTGACAACCGCATCAGGTGACTTCCCAACTGAGTTTAAGTTCAGTGATGGTGAGTTCACCGTTATCAAGTTCATTGACCAAACTGGTCCTTTCGCTATCTACAAGCAACACTTCCTACAACAGAAGACTGTTGGCAAGAAGTCTTACGTCTCACTTGGACCTAACGACCCATTGTGCACAAAGCTCGGAAGCAAGCCTGAAGATAAGCGTGCTTTCACCATCGCAGTTATCACACCGTCAGGCGTAGTACGTCAGATGTTGGTTGCAAGTCCACGTCTCTATAAGACCCTACACTCAGCAGAGTTCTCCCCACAGGGACCTTTGACTAAGAACTACTGGGCTATTAGCCGCACTGGAAAGATGCAGCAAACTGTCTACCACCTACAAGCAATCAAGGCTCGCGACCTTGCAGAGGACTGGGGCATTGACCCAGCTTTTGCTGAGGCTGAAGTAGCAAAGATTGAGCCTTACACACGCTCCATTATTAAGGAGCACACATGGGAAGAGCTAGAAGAAATCGCTAATTCCCTTCTTTAATCACTAGTGCTAGGCTGGGGGTAACACGTGCATAGCCCCCAGCCTTCACTTATTTTTAGGATGCGATGAACATAATAACTACTAAAGAGCAACTCGATGAGATGGTTGCCTATTACTTGAAACAAGATGCCTTTGCTTTTGACTGCGAAACTGTTGGACCACGTAGAGGCGTGTCCGTTGTTAATGAGATTATGTGGCTCAGTTTTGCTACATACGGTCGCGGTGATGTTATCCCTTTAGGTCACCCAAATGGTGAACTGGCTGAAGTTATTAAGCCGCTTACTGGACAAGGTGCCAAGAAGGCTGAAAAAGGCCTGAAGCTTAATGACGTTGACTACTCAAAAAATAAAAAGTTACACACACATATTTTTACAGAACCACCTAAGCAGTTACATCCAGCAGAAGTGTTCACTGCACTGCGTCCGCTGTTCTTCAGCGACCTGCTAAAGATTGGTCACAACTTAGTATTCGACCTTTGTTCCATCACCAAATACTTTGATGGTCAAGTTCCCGCTACTCCATACTTTGACACTATGGTTGGCTCTTTTGTATATGACAACCGTAATAAGAATAAGTGTGGCCTTGACGACTGCCTAAAACGTGAGTTGGGCTATGAGATGGAGAAGGGTGTTGGTGCTCAGGTAGAGGTTCACCCATTTAGCATTGTTGCTAAGTACGCCTACCTAGATGCGAAGTACACCTTTATGTTATGGAAGGTTGTTAAAGAAAAGATTGCAAAGGCTGGCGTAGAGAACATCATGGCATTAGAGATGGATGTTCTCCGAGTGCTGTGTGATATGAAACTTGCTGGTGCACCTATTGACCAGGATGCTTTGTCTGCTCTACACGTTCAACTAGAGGCGGATATTGAAAAGGCAAGAGAAGATATCTATAGAACTGCTGGTGTTGTATTTAATATTAACTCCAACAGAGAGAAGCAGTACCTCTTGTACTCCCCACAGCCATCGGGCCGTGGGTTGAAACCAAAGATTTATACAGGTAAAGGTATTAAGAAAGAAGCCGAGGGTAAGGAGTTAACCGTAGAGGATTACTCCGTATCAGCCGAAGCGCTTGAGCCGTATAGAGATAAGGACCCACTTGTTAAGGCAATGCTTGAGTATGCAGACCTTAATAAGTTGTTAACCACATACGTAATCCCATACCTAGGAGGAGAAGTTGTTAGAACTACAGGCGGTAAATCAAAGGTCGAGTATAGAGATAGTCTCCTCGTCAACGGTAAAGTACACGGTGACTTCATCCAGCACGGAGCGGAGACAGGAAGATTCTCAAGTCGTAACCCTAATCTACAGAACGTCCCCAACCCAGCCACCGCGCATGGTAAAGCTATCCGAAACCTCTTCTACGCTCCAGAAGGTTACAAGCTGGTAGTCGCTGACTACTCACAGATTGAGCCCCGTGTTATTGCATCCATGTCTAACGACCCTATTATGAAGAAGAACTACCTAGAAGGTGGGGATATCTATACAACTGTAGGTGACGTCATGGGCGTAAACCGTGCAGCAGGTAAGGTGCTTGTTCTTTCTATGGCCTACGGCGTAGGGCCAGACAAGATTGCCCGTTCAATCGGCTGCTCTATAACTGAGGCTAGAGGACTACTCAGTAACTTCAGTGAAAAGTTTCAGAACGTTAGCGCCTATCGAGCCAAGGTTATTGGGGTTACTAGAAAGGCTGGATTTGTATCCACCGTACTAGGTCGTAAGCGTTACTTACCAGAAATAAACAGCAGGAACCCAGGTGAGCGTGCTGGTGCTGAGCGTCAAGCGTTCAATACCCGTATCCAGGGGTCTGCTGCTGACATCATGAAACTTGCTATGATTAGAGCGCATGAGTTAATACCAGAAGGTGCAAGCCTCCTCCTTACCGTTCACGATGAGTTGGTGACTATAGCTCCTGATAATTTAGTTGATGAAACTAGAGAGGCAATTAGAGAAGCTATGGAAGGCATCAACCTACTAGATATTCCACTGATAGCAGACCTTGCTGTCGTGCAGAGATGGGGAGAGGCAAAATGAGTTTTATGCGTAAGTGGTTTAACAAACGCGAAGAGCCTTATGACATTGAGTATTTTAAAAAAGATATTCCCCTAAGCACTATCGCTAGATGGTACGTATACGATACGGAACTAGGTGAGCCTAACGACGTAGTAGAGTTCATTGGCCTTAATAAGGCTAGCGCCGAGGGTGATGAAAAGGAACGTGAAGACAGCGACCTGCGTTTAGATAACATCGAGTACCTGCTTCCCTACCTACACGCAATTGCTGATATCGCAGCCGACGTTATTACTGGGGTACAGGTAGATGAGATTGTCAAAAGGAACCCTAATGACAAAGAAGAAATTGAGCGTGAACTAGACACCATGAAGGTGCTATATAAAGTTGTTAGCTTATCCGCTATTATTGGGGCCTTCGCTTCTGCTATGGAGATTGGCTTAATTGAGCCAGGGGAAATACAGGAAGCGGAATGGGAGAAAAGGATATTAGATGAGCAGTAATTGGTGGGCAAATAAGTTAGGTACGCAAGCGCCTCAACAGCCACAACGACAAGGTGTTGTACAACCACAACCAGCAACCTATGTACAGTCGCCACAGCCACAGTATCCACCAACACAGCAGATGACACCGCAAGCTGAGCGTTGTCCAGGCTGTGGTAGCAATAACTATGGTGGCGCTACTCCAGAGTCTAGAAAACGATGTTACGATTGCGGATATCCAATAGTTCAATCAGGTAGTGGCATGGGTAGAGGTATCGTTTCAGGTCAACAAAGTGCAGGTGCACCGCAACCATCAAGACAAGTCCAGGCAGGCGGATGGAATCCAAATGTCATTATCGGAAAGATTGAATAATGAAAAATGCAGAACTAATTAAAACTATTGCCAGCATTAATAAAAAGTATGGAGACGGAACTGTTGTATTAGGTTCAGAAATTATTGAACAGCCTCCTCGTTTTACTTCAGGCTCTCTAGCCTTAGACGTGTCTCTTGGTGGCGGATGGCCTGCTAACCAATGGCATGAACTAATTGGAGAAGCCAGCAACGGAAAGACTGCTATTGCATTAAAGACTGTAGCAGCAAATCAAAAAGCAAACCCAGACTTCACTACTGTATGGGTTGCTGCTGAGCAGTGGGTAGATAGTTACGCAACTATGTGTGGCGTAGACACCTCACGTGTTTATGTAGTGTCAACTAATATTATGGAGGAAGCGTATGAAGCCGTTATCCAACTTACAGAAAGTAGAGCGGTCGATTGTATTGTTCTTGATTCGCTACCTGCCTTGGTCCCTACAGCAGAGGACGATAAGGAGATGGAGGAATCTACTGTAGGTCGCGGCGCCCTCCTTACTAACAAGTTCTTCCGTAAGGTAGGCAAGGCATCTAAGCGCTCCCTTGTAGAGGAGGAGCGTCCCTTTATCGGAATTATTATTAACCAGTGGCGCTCAAAGATTGGCGTCATGTATGGAGACCCACGCACTACCCCAGGTGGTCTAGGCAAGGATTACGCCTTCTTTACCCGCTGCGAGGTCCGTAGAGATGAGTGGATTGAGGTTGGTACAGGCCAAGAAAAGCGCCGTGTAGGACAGTCAATTAAGGTCCGAGTCCTAAAGAACAAGTCAGCAGCCCCTTCCCAGGTCTCTACCTTTGACTTCTACTTTGCAGATGGTGGGCATATTCCAGCTGGCGAGATTGATTTTGCCAAGGAGATTATGGCCATGGGTATCCTTAATAAGGTAATCAAGCGCACTGGCGCCTATTACAACTATGGGGATAGAAAGTGGATGGGACAAGATGGTATGCTTAGCGCTATACGGGAAGAGATTGACCTTAAGGAACTACTTGAGCGCGACGTACTAGATGCCATACGGGCAGGTTCTAAGTTCGTAGCCGATGAAGAGTAAAGGCCAGAAGGAGTCTAAGAAGCACGAGGAGCGATTGGCAAAACTTGTCGGTGGTAAGCGTAATGCTGCCAGCGGTGCGTTTTGGAGTCGTAAGGGTGATGTTAGGTCTAAGGACTTGTTAATAGAACACAAGTGGACTGGCAAAGCTCAGGTAACTGTCAAGGCAGCAGTACTAGAAAAGATTGTTAACGAAGCCATCGTTGATAGTCGGATACCCGTCCTCGGATTCAGTCTAAACAATAGTAATTATGTATTGCTTACTGAAGATGACTTTCTGGAAATGCGCCAGAATCTTCAGGAGCATAATTGTTCAACGACGCAGGGCACGTAGAGGGCTGGCGACACAACGCTAAGTGTCGTGGCATGGATACCGAGCTTTGGTTTCCTCCACGTGACAAAACTAAATATAGAAAAATAGCAGAAGTATCCAAGGGCGTATGCTTTGGTAAAGATGGTTTACCAGAGTGCCCTGTACGCAAGGAGTGCCTGTTGTACTCCGAACAGATGGATGAACAGCACGGTATCTGGGGTGGCCTTAGCCACCGTGAACGCAACGCGCTAAAACGTAAATTAAAAAAAGATGGAACCACTTTAAAGGAACACCTATTTGATGATAAGGTCTAGGCATGAAAGCATCGAAACCACAAGAAATAACAGGGGCACTGAAAGCATTTGTAGACGTGTCTAGAAAGAAAACACGTGTATTAGGCTCACTTGAGCGTCACCTAATTGCAAAGCCAAAAGACCTAAGCCGTCGCACAGACGTGCTACATCCCTCTGACATGGTTAAAAAAGAGTGGTGCCACAGAGCTTCCTACTATCATCTAATGGGTAAAGCCCCAGTATCTAATCGCACTATGACTTTGCGAACTGCATCCATATTTGCTGAAGGCCACGCCATCCACGCTAAGTGGCAGGGTTGGTTTCAGGATATGGGAACGCTGTACGGTAAGTGGTACTGCATAGAGTGTGGCGAGATGTTTTTTGGTGGTTCTGACTGCCATGAGGGACCGTTGGAATACCGAGAGGTCCCGTTATTTTATGAGCCATTGCGAATCAATGGACACTCAGATGGCATCCTACTAAACCTTGGTGACCCATTGATGCTGGAGATTAAGTCCATAGGTGCAGGCACCATCCGTTGGGAAAACCCATCATTATTTATGGAGCACAATGGTGACCTAGATAAGATGTTTGCAGCGATTAAAGAGCCTTTTGAATCCCATATTAATCAGGTACAGATATACATGAAGCTTGCTGAACTCCTTAACATGGAGGTAGTTCCACAAGAGGCTGTAATTATTTATGAGAATAAGGCGTCACAAGAACCTAAAGAGTTTGTGATACCAAAGAGCGACTTCTCGATTGCACCTTTGTTCGAAGCTGCTGCTAAGATTGTGGAAGCAGTAAATAATCAGACACCACCACCGTGTAATATCGATGGTTGGGGTAATTGCGAGCGATGCGGAGGATACAATGACTGACCTAGTAGCCACAGGTGTAAGTGAACAAGTACTAAAGCAATTAGAAGAACAAGGGTTGCCACTAAAGCGCTCACTTAAATTAGAGTTGCCTGACTTCCCTAGCGATATCACATTAGTAGATGACACAGAGCTCATGAGTATGGCCAGCAAGTACATCGAGAACATGAACTTCCTTCGTACTCAAGCTGCCTGCGCTGAACTGGCTGAGATGGAGGCCGAGGCTTTCTACAGTGAGGCTGTAAACTCTGGTTTACTATCCAAGACCTCAGGTAAAGCATCAGAGAAAGCAACCTTACTTAGAGCTCAGGTAGAGGCAGAGCCTCTTGTTAAAGAGCTATCAGATGCCTACTCATATGCTCGCGCATACCATAAGATGATTAGAACTATCCTAGACAACATCGAGCGCTACTACTCACTGACTAGCCGTGAGTTAACTCGTAGAACTTCTAGCGGTCGTGTTACTGGGTTTAATAGGTATGCCCCTTAAAAAAATTGAAGGAGGTCTGGACCTGACCGACAGTAGCCCAATCTACTTAGGTATAGACCAGTCCTTTACTGGCTTTGCGATGTGTGCGTATAAAGATAATACGTATTACGCAGAGGTTTACAAATCCACTAATAAAGGCATGCCACGTATGTTAGACATACGTGCATTTATCCGTGATTGGGTATCTAAGGTAGAGATTATCGATGTAGCCATGGAAGGCTATGCGATGGGCGCCAAAGGCAAGGTATTCCATCTAGGTGAGCTTGGTGGCCTAGTTAAGATGGAGTTGGCAGATATTGACAAGTACCCATTGATAGTCCCACCAACCACGCTCAAGAAATACGTAACAGGCGCAGGTTCAGGCCAAAAGAACCAGATGATTCTGCATACCTACAAAAAGTGGGGGCAGACCTTTACCGACGATAACGCTTGTGATGCGTATGGGCTTGCGCGGCTATGCTCAGGGGATGGTACGCTTGCGTATGAAAAGGCTATTTACCAGCAGGTACAGAGTCCAGATTATCGGGAGATTTAAATGCCAAAGTACGACTTCACATGTATGAAGTGCGACCGTACAGTAGAAATGCATTTTGCATTTGACGCTACACAGCGCCCTACTTGCGAAGGTTGCGGTGAGTTTATGATTAAAAGTTACACACCACCTGCTGTTCAATTTAAAGGTGGAGGCTGGGGAGGCCAGGGATGAGTAAAACACAAGATAAGCGAGCAGCACGTATTGCAGAGCAAAAGGCTTTTATTAAACAACGCCGTTTACAAGAACTTAAAGTTCTAGAGGCCCAGTTTAACCTCGGCCTAGAGTTATACGAAAAAAATAAAGAAAAACTATCTGCTGAGGAGATTGAGCAGATGGAAGCTGAGAAGCAGAAGTTTATGGATAGTTTATTTAAATTTAAGAAAGAGCACGGTCTTGCCGAAGAACCACAAGAATAATGACCTAATCCAAGATGGTTGGATGACTGTAGACCAGTTTATTGACACCCTGGTCCCAGGTCTTAGGGAATATTTGTCTAGCAATTGGGGTGTTCGAGGTGGGGATGAGCTGCACCATCCCGTAGACCTGTTTACAAATGCTTCAGTTTATATAGATGTAGCCTGCCACGTTGCCCAAGACTTTATAAATTGCAGACATGACAAAGAGCATTAGAGAGCTAAAACCCGATTTTACGGGGACTATGGCCTACGAGCACACGGTTTGCCACGAGTGCCCTAACTGTGAGTCTAGCCTTTGGAACATAAAAGCCAGTTTTCAGGACTATGAAATATCCCAATATTTGCTGGATATGGAATGCTCAATATGTGGGACCTACGCAAAGGCCCCTACCCCTTTAGACAGACCAAATCTAATTTAAAATACATAATAGATACTCCAATAACAAGTACCACTAATAGGAGTATTAAATGTCAGAAGAACAGAAAGACGACCAGGTTCTACGCGTAAGCGCTGGTTCTAACCCACAAGCCGTAGCATCTGCCATCGCTCATAGTATCTATGAGACCCGTGCCTGCAAGATTCGTGCTGTAGGAGCTGGTGCTATCAATCAGGCCGTAAAGGCCATAGCCATTGCCCGCGGATATACCGCCCCTAGAGGCATGGATTTAATCTGTATCCCAGGATTTACCAGCATTGAGAGCCATGACGGCCAGATATCAGCCATCATCTTCGATGTCAGTGCACGTTAACCCTGTATTTCCCTAATTAATACCTTACCCTTTTTATACCTTCGGCCAAAGGAATACAAATGACAAAAGACTCAACTAAGAACTCGGCGCCCCTAGCTCCGACTTCTAGCTCCGCATCTAATGCGACGGGCGCAAAGCCAGCTAAAGTAGCTAAAGCCTTGAAAGGCACATTAGTTAAGAAGACTGGTAACGCCAAGGGAGCAACCGACCCATACAAGCAGGCTAAGCCTTCTCGCAGTAACGTATCTGCGACAGGTGGCGCTCGCTATGGCATTCGCGTTAACTTCCAGAAGACAACTGCACCAGAAGCAACATCCACCCAGGCAAATGGGCGTATCATTGCTCCTGCAGTAAATCGTGTAAAGCCTAACTTCTCTGATGGTACGGCTGACCACAACTAAAACTGAATAGCGCAAAGGCCCCCGTAACTGGGGGCCTTTGGCATTTCATCTGCAAGTAAATGTACCTTTTCTTTCATATGAAATGGGTAAATGGAATATATTCTAATTTAGAGTGTTGTATACTATTGCTGACCGCTCACTCGGAGGGTCACAAAAAGTTATATCGTCTAAGGAGATATATTATGGCTTCAGGCATCAACAATATTGGCGGATACCCTAAGGGTTCACCTCACGAACCGTGGGAAAAGCCAAAAGTAATTCAACAATTTCAAACAGTAAAACCTGCTGTACAAGACCCCTTTTCCGCACTGCAGAATATGCTTGCGCCGTGGACATTTGGGTTTGACCGTCAACTAGACATGTTTAAAGAGCTAGAAATTGAACGAATCTATAGAGGAGCAAAGGGCAACTATCCTCCTTACAATATCAAGCACCTGCCCGATAATAAGGCGCAGATTGAGCTGGCTATTGCGGGGTTCACTAAGGATAGTGTTAGTATTACCTACAAAGAAAACCTTATTACTGTCGTAGGTGAACGGCCAGAAGAAGAAGGCACGTATGCCCACAAGGGTATTGCGGGCCGCAACTTTGAGCAGAAGTTTGCTATTGCAGACGATGTGGTAGTAAACGGCGCTACTCTAAAAGACGGACTACTAATCATTGACCTCGAACGCATCATCCCTGAGGACAAGAAAGAAAAAGTAGTTAAAATTAAATAATGCCCTCAGAAATTATAGGGCGACTTAAGTTCACTGAAGTTCACTGAAGTTCACTGAAGTTCACCCACCTTGCAATCATGATAGCAAGGTCAAACACCCACGATAAAAATCGTGGGTGTTTTGCTATACAAACACTCTATGTGTGATAGGCTATTGTACGGAATCATCCTTTAATCAGAGAGAGGTCGTATGCCAAAGGATACATTGGGGTCTATATTAGACGTGTTTATTGCTGATGCAAAACTTCCAAAGAAGTGCAAGACACAGAAGTGGGTAAACACATTATCTAAAGATGACCAAGAAAAATTTAATAGCCTAAAAAATGAAAACAGAAGCGTAGATATTAAGAACCTATTTGAAGCGTTGCAAGAAGCTGGAGTTAATTTACCTATGGGACTTACTGCCTTTCGCTCACACTTTAAGGAGTATTGCACATGCCAGAAATGAAAGAATCACTATCTTCTATATTTGATAGGGTTGTTGTCAGTAATAAAACTGACTGGTCTTGGCCACCAGTTCAACCAGCAAAACCAACAGTAATTAAGCCCGCTACTTATAAAGAGCGCAAGGGTAAAAAAGACGGACGATTAATTATGTTCGTTCCAGACCCACAGATTGGGTACCGTAAGTATGAAGACGGAACTATGGACCCATTCCACGATGAGGCCGCTATTGAGGTTCATTTTCAACTACTAGCGTATTTGGAAGAGAAGTACGGTGTAGATGAGATTATTCATTTAGGTGACTATTTAGACCTTCCAACAATGGGTAAGTACGCACAAGAAGAAATGTTTGCACACACAGTGCAACCAGCACTTGATTACGGACATCAACTATTAGCAAAGCAACGTGCCACATGCCCAGACGCAAAGATTACTTTGCTAGAAGGTAACCACGATTGCCGTATGCAGCGTTACGTAGTGGCTAACGCTATGGCGTCAAAAGGTATCAAGCGAGCCAACGCTACCCCTGAAGATTGGCCAGTTATGTCTATTCAATATTTACTCCGCCTTGACGAATTAAATGTTAATTATGTAGGAGCTTACCCAGCAGGCGAGTACTGGATTACCCCACACCTTCGGGCTATCCACGGAACTACTGTGCGTTCTAATGGTTCAACAGCCTCAGCATATGTAAATAAGAACCCACACGTTTCCACAGTATTTGGCCACGCTCACCGACAGGAACTTCAGTACAAGACTGTTGCCAATGGCGACGGTCCTATCCGTTCGGTATCAGGTTCACCAGGATGTCTATGCCGTGTAGATGGCGCAGTGCCTTCCTACGGTTCTGGGTTAAACGACAACGGTCGTCCAGTAAAACACTGGGAAGACTGGCAACAGGGCGTTATGATTGGCTGGGTAAGACCAGACGATTCCTTTACTTTGCAGCCAATTCACATCATGGATGGCTGGACCCTTTACGAGGGCCACGAGTTTAAGGCTACGGTCTAAACATACAGGCGTATCATTGAGGCATGCCTAATCCACATCAAAATACACAGAACCTAGGCGCCAGTGGTTTATACGGTACGTATACAAACTACGGTGGCGGCGGTGTTCCTGTTGCTCGTAATGAGCTTGATGAACTTCGATTAGGTGTAGGTCGAGCACCACAAGCAGAATATCCAGATGGATACTTAGGTACTATCCGCACACGTCGTGATGACCGCGGCCGCCCTAATTCACAATCTGAAAATGTGCTCGACTCACTTAAAGTTAGAATAGGTCAGCGTTCATACCAACGTGGTGTGCACCGTGGTGAACGAATTGACCAACAGGGTTATTACTACCCAGCTGGTTTAGAGCCACACTCTGGCATTGTTCGTCAAATGAACGCTGTTAAAGAAGGCAACGTTTACAGAAGTCCTCGCCATGTATTCATGGCAGACATTGCGCCAGCACCACACTTGCCAAATGATGGTAAGGCTGGCCCAACTGTACGCAGTGATTCACCAATGTATGTTAACAACGCACGCCAAGACCAAATGGCACGCATGAGACCACAGTGGAAGTAAACTATGCCAGGTAAATATTCAGACGGTACCTACGGTCGCAGACCGTGGACTAATGATGGTCGCAAGCCTTATCACACACCTGAAGAGGCTGCGTTTCCCCCACAGGAATACCTAGGACCTTTCCAGTCTAATCAAGACCGTCTACTTAACCAGGCGCTTGCTACTTGGACAATGAGCGGTGCAGAATTACAGGAATATGTTCGCCCCAATTTGCCACAAATTAACCTATTCCCAGACCGATACGGATACACTGAGGTAGAGTTAGGCTTGGAAGATATCGTACGTCTTCCTGCAGGTAGAGAGCAGCGTGTAGAGTCTGACTACTCCAACACACCAAACACTACCCAGTCTACTAGCCGTAACACATTAGGAGGGTCAGTCTAATGCCACGTAATAACGCAGACTTTAGTGCAGGAAAAGAACCAAATGAAAAAGATATCAAAACCGCTTATAGCGCTAACAAAATAACTTTAGAAGAAGCCCACAGTTTAGCTGGCGGAGATGGTGTACGTGAAGATAATTTAAGCACCAGCAATCCTGTTCAAGACTATGGAATGCATGCTGAAGGCACGCCAGCAGGTAAACGCGAGCGTAGCCGAAAGTCTGCACGAGCTACTCACAAGAGTGCTGGGCTTACTGTTCACCCGAGGAAGGGCTACTAATGAGCAAAGACCCAGGATTATTTACAGATAGCATGGGAGAAGGCATGGCTGGAGCCACAGATGTTAGCCTTGGGACCATTTATAACGGTACTAAGGCCTGTAAAGCCTGTGGTTCTCACATGAATCCAGTAGAATCATTGAGAGACCAGGACGTGTGCCCTAAGTGCAACCGTATCAAGGCCTCAAGACTAGTCAAAGGACGGATGGCATAATGGCAGTTAATCAATCACGTTCCCTCAATGGCGACATGACAGAGGGCGCAACAGACGGCAAGTATCGCAAGCGTCGTCCAAACACAACCGTACAACCAGGCATGGGAGACCAGACCGTTGCTGCTAACCGCGCAGGTCTACACCCATACATGAACTACGGATTTATCAACTCAGAAGAGCCAAATAAAGTAAATCCAGCAGGTAATTAAGATGGCTGCGCCACGTAGAGAGTACGACCCAGCACGTCGTCCTAATATATTTTATAAGAACGACCCTGCAAGTAACGAAGAGCTATCAAATAGAGCCGCGTCTCGTGGACAAACTTCTACCCCTAATAAGACCATTAGCGATGCTGTATCTTCACGACTTGGTTATGACATGGCGACTGGGGACAACGATGGCCCAACCATTTCTAAAAATGGTAAGCGTTTAAAAAATGTTAGCTTCATTGAACCAGGCACCAAAAAACTTAGAGATGCGTCACTAGTTACAGGGGCTACAGTGTCCAATGTTCCAATAAGTGGTACTGTTTTGGGTAAAACTAAGGGAATGATGCAGGGTAAAGGCTAATGGCTGCACCACGTAGAGAACGCAGCGCTAGTCGTGTCTTTAAAAACCCTATTAGCCATGTGCAGACTTTGCGTAACATCAGTGCAAATGACGTAGAGGAACATAAGATTACTGAACTACGCAATAACGATTACCATCACCGCACAGATACAGATTACGATTTTAAGACCCCATCAGGTACAAGTGGAGCAATCCGTTGGGATGAGGACTCAGATAAGTACGAGGCCAGCGCCAGTAAGAAACTTGGTAGTCAACGTGCTGCTGGTTACTCAGACCCTGAAGAGATGCAGGCAACTTACAGCACTCCTAACGCTGCTCGACAAGCCGCAGTTAATAACGCTTCAACCGAGTTTAATCGCAAGGTTAAAAGTGGTGAGTTTGTTAAAGAGGGAATGGGTAAGCCTGTTAGAAAAGGCGCAACCGTTAAGATTGATTCTAATCCAGCTAAGGGGAAGTAAATGGCTAAAGAATACGAGCTATCTCTAGACCCCAGCAAGCGTCACCCAAAGGTTGACGTTAAGAAGTCTGCAAAGAAAGCTGCGGAAAACGAGGCTAAACGCCTTGAAGCTATGCGTAATAGGCCAGTTAGAGACACCAGCAAAGACTTTAAATTTAAGTACGATGGCAATAATGCAGACCACAAAGCCCTTCTAGGTCATCTAATGAATAACGGCCTGGCTGACGACATAGTTGTGGGTGAGGGTGGTGTGGCTTCATTTCCTCGCCGTACCTCTATCAAAGAAGATGGCAAAGAGATTTTACAGCCACTTATGCAGAAGATACAGGCAGGCGGAATTGCTGCAAATTTAGCGGCTCGCAAGTCTGAGAAGACTGCACCTGTTGGTACACGCCCAACCCCACCTGGAATGCGGCCACCAGCCCCGCTTCCACCACGTAGTTCCGCTCCTAAAAAAGAGACCAACTCACTGATTGAGGATAAAGCCGAGGTTATGCGTAACCTGTTTGGCAAATAGCAATAGTGTGCTAGTCTTATCTAATGGTACTAGACCTTTCTAAATTAAACCCCAAGGAAAAGCCAGAAGACCGTCCTAAGGTACTTCTGTTAGCTTGCTACGATTGCAAGAGCGTAGACGAGATTCCGTATGATGACCGCTTCCCGTTTGATAATAAGCCTGGTCACGACCAAAACCAAAACCCTTTCCTGCACCAGATGGTAGAGCGTCACCCTAATCACAAAGGCATGCTTGCAGATGCAGACCTGCTCGTGTGGCAACATCCAGATGGTAAGAAGCAGATTGTTGAGCAGTTCCAAAAGGGCGGTTCGCCTGGATTAGATGTATTTGGTACTAATTTTTACGATACCAAGGCTAACTTTTCAGCAGACGCTATGACGTGTTTCGCCCAACACAACCGTCCACAGGGACAGTGCAGCGATTACAAGACAGATAAAAAGATATTAACGGCAGGTACCTCTGCAGAACGTAGAGATGCTGGTCTAGACGCCAGCAAAGCGCCAAAGATGCACCTATGCGACTTCTGCCCTGTTAAGTCCTACAACATGATGAGGCATAACAAGGCTAAGGGTCTGTACACCAAATAGGCTTATTAGCCCAAAATTCACTAAAACCCATTCCCATACACTAGACATTAGCCCGTACAGCAGCGGTATACTGTATGTACAAAACTAGGGATAGGTGGCGGTCGTGGCTTTCATCGAAATGACATGCAAGTGTGAGTGTAGTTTCCAGGCTGATGTTGCAGAAGTTGGAAATGAAACACTAGTCATAATGTGGGCAACCCAATTTGTTAATTCACATGCCGCTTGTGGTTTTATGAACACAGTAAAGACCGATGTACCAGAGACCCATCGCATAATTGAGTGGGATACCGACGTTAAGTACAAAGAAAGTCACAAAAAAGATATAGACTAGGAACATGGATTACCAAAAAGCACTGGCGCAACAGGCACGGCCAGTGTCGGTAGAGCCGTCAGAAACTTCCTACTTCGCAGCTCCGTCAGCTGGTCTAGACCCTAGACTGTTCCGAAACGGGAAGATTGTCCCATCAGTCAGGGCATCTATATTAAGAATCCTACTTACCCATTTAAAAACACAGTTTAAGAACCCAGAGGCCTACTGCCACGTCTGGCTAGCTGGCTCAGCTGTAAGCTACCAGTGGACTGCAGCTCGTAAACCAGCTGACCTAGACTGTTTAATCGGGGTTAATTATTTAATATTTAGACAATCTAATCCAGAGTACAAAGGACTTAGCGATAAAGAAATCGCCAAAACCTTCAACGACCTCCTACGACAGATTCACCCAAATACTGCAAACTTCCTTGACATATTTGAACTGACGTTCTATGTTAACGCCCAATCAGATATACGGTCAATCAAACCGTATGCTGCCTACTCGTTAACCGCAGATGACTGGACAGTACAACCAGAGATTCGCGGTGTACCAGTTAACAAAATGTGGGAACGAAAGGTTGCACAAGACACGTCAATGGCTACAGAAATTTTAAGTAGGTATGCAGATGCACTATCTAAAATAGGTGCAGCATCAACAGATGTTGCACGTAGAAATGCAGAAGCAGCATTAAAATTAGCAGTTGAACAAGGTGCATCATTATTCGAAGATATACACCAAGGTAGAAAGTATGCGTTTAGTCCAAGCGGGCAAGGCTATGCAGATGTGCATAATTACCGTTGGCAATCTGGCAAGGCCAGTGGTATTGTCCAGGCACTAAAGCAGATGAAAGAAATTGCCGATGATTCTAAAGCAGAGTTTGAGAAGCAAACTTATGGTATGCAATTACCAACAACAGATACATTAATTAGGCGGGCCTTAATTAACAAAAAGTAGTAGGAGAACTAAGACGTGGCAATATTAGTATTTATGGATGAGGTTATGCGTAACCACAAAAAGCATCCAATAGTTGAGGGCCTTGCGTTTTATCGAACCCTAAAAGAAAAACACAGAGTTTTAATTTTATGTGAAGATAAAGAAAAAGCAGACCACTGGCTACGGCAACAACGCATCAATAACTTTGACGACCTAGTTTCGTTAGAGGATGTACCGTTCCCAGGAGATGAACCAAAACTACGACACGTAGAGTGGATTCGCTCACAGGGGCCAGTTGAGTATGTAGTTACCTCAGACCCAGACCTAGCCCTTAAGTTGCTGGTACGTGGCATCACGACCATCATGTTCCTGCACCCTATCTACACCAATGAGAACTTCAGACCCGATAGCCTAAAGCGTGGGTTCAAGTCCTGGGCCCAGATTCAAGATGAACTAATCAGGCAACAGGATGAGTACGACAATGACTCCCGCAGAGACCGTCTGTAATGAAAATTGTATATATGGGGTGCGAGGTCCCCAGCAATCGAACCCTTCTTGAAACCACCACGGCTAATCACCTGGGCATTAGTTTCCACGGCCTGGTGCGTCGAGGGCTACCTAAAACAAAACCCTATTTAATAGATAACTACTTCCCAAAAGACTCCTATATATATTTATATCCAGGGATACCCCTGTCGGCCAAGATGGGACGCCTTGAGCTCGAAGAATTCGCAGCTGCCTACGAGCAGTTTGTAGCGATGAATATTGATAGATTAACTTTATTTGCAGAACTTAATTACGGATTTGTAGACCCAGCCTTCGTAGAGGAGCAGCGCCGCACAGCTTGGGCCCAGGTGCCGCCAGGCAAGTTTCTGCCCGTCTGGAATCCAGACTTAGGTTTAGATAACCTCAACAGGCTTATAAATAACTATTTAGATATCGGAATCCCAGGGGCAGCCATTGAATCCGAGACCAGGCTGGCCTCCACCACCAGAACCGCCACCAAGCGTCAGGGAACTAGGTTTCATGCGCTAGGATGTGCCAAGCCAGACAACCTTCGTTCAATCCAAGCCGAAACTGCCCATACCCTATCGTGGCTATCACCCATGACTCATGGGGAGACAATCGTCTGGGATGGTACTAGGCTTATGCGATATCCCAAGCGCATGAAGGAACAATCCCGTTCAAGGTATAACCACGTGTATGCCAAGGCTGGAATCGACTCCGACCTCATAGCCGAGGACGACAACAAAGAGGTTTGCCGCCTAGCGGTATGGTCTTATGAACGTTTTGAAGAGAGGATAAACAAAGTGGGAGAGTCTTATTATCAGGATGAGGCAGGTACGCCAAACACGGAAATCACCCCTACGGATGCTGATAATAAGGGGGTAGATATGCGGAAACTTATGCCACGCAATCCCGATGAAATCATCAATTTACCAGTGTTCGGATACGAGGTTAAGAGCGATGTAGATGGCGATGGCGTCATCACCGACAACGTGCATGTTACCTCGCAATCAGGTACGTTGCGCCAGTGCGACACCTGTTTCGTAGCCGCCAACTGCCCTGCTTTCAAGCCTCAATCTATGTGTGCTTTCAAGTTACCAGTAGAGGTAAAGAGCAAAGACCAACTCAAGAGCCTCATCAATGCAATCATCGAAATGCAGGGTCAAAGGGTTGCTTTTATGCGTTTTAGCGAAGAAATGAACGGTGGATACGCTGACCCGAACGTTTCCCAAGAGATAGATAGACTGTTTAAATTAATCAAGACGGTCAAGGAATTGGACGACTCTAGGGAGTTTATCCGCATGACCGTAGAGCGCCAAGGCTCGGCAGGAGTGCTATCTTCTATCTTCGGAGACAAGGCTCAAGTCCTAAAAGAACTACCTAATAACGGGCTAAATGAGACGGAGACTACCAAGATTATTAAAGATTTAACTGAGGATAAGTAGTTTTACTTATCCTGATAATAGCGCTACCACACAACTAAATATACACAGTCTGAAATAGGCTGTAACTCATCACTAGACTAACACCCCCGCCAATAAAGGAGAATCAAATGCCCCTATCTTTTAGACTAACCGAGGACTTCCTAAAGGAGTATCGAAGCAAGAAAGTACCTTGGGGTTATAAAGATGCGGGCGGTAATTCGGTTGGCGAGATTACTTTCCTTCGCACCTACTCACGTTTAAAAGAGGACGGAACTAAGGAGACTTGGGTAGATGTTTGCCAGCGTGTAATCGAGGGCATGTACTCCCTACAAAAAGACCACTGCAAAACCAGTCGACTACCCTGGAACGATACCAGGGCCCAAGCCTCTGCTAAGGAAGCGTTTGACCGCCTGTTTAATTTAAAGTGGACCCCACCAGGCCGAGGTCTGTGGGTTATGGGTACCCCGCTTGTCAATGAGCTCAAGAACTCGGCAGCACTGCAGAACTGTGCTTTCGTATCTACTTCTAGCATGTCTAAATTAGACCCCGCTAAACCATTTGCTTTTCTAATGGAAGCATCGATGTTGGGTGTAGGCGTTGGCTTTGACGATAAGGGTGCGGACAAGGACTTCCTTATTTACGAGCCTTCCCGCGATGAATCCAATATCCAGATGTGGGAAATCCCAGATACCCGCGAGGGATGGGTAGAGTCTGTAAGCATGCTCATCAACTCCTACTTAAAACCAGACCAGCCTAGATGGGTATTTGATTACACACTTATCCGTCCAGCGGGTATGCCTATCAAGACCTTCGGCGGCACGTCTGCGGGCCCTGAACCTCTGACCAAACTACATGATTATATCGCCAACCTATTTGAAGGTCGGGCTACTCAAAAATTAACTCGCAAGGATATTGCGGATATCGGTAATTTAATAGGTGTCTGTGTGGTCTCGGGCAATGTGCGCCGCTCTGCTGAGCTACTCATGGGCAGATTAGACGACAAGGACTTCTTAAATTTAAAGAACCCTGCCGTATATCCTGAGCGTAACTCCTACGACCCTGCGAATCCTGGCTGGGCTTGGATGTCTAATAACTCTGTTGAAGTATCAGTAGGCTCTAATTTAGAACACATTGTTGAGGGTATCGCCCTTAACGGTGAGCCTGGAGTTATCTGGATGGACGTTACCCGTAAATACGGACGTCTTATCGACCCACCTAATAATAAAGACCACCGAGCCGCGGGTTACAACCCATGCGCCGAGCAATCACTTGAATCTTTTGAGTGCTGTACCTTGGTTGAAACTTACCTCAACCGCCACGACTCTAAAGAAGATTACCTACGTACTCTAAAGTTTGCCTACCTATACGCTAAGACTGTTACGTTGTTGCCTACCCACTGGGAAGAAACTAACGCAATCATGCAACGCAATCGTCGTATCGGAACTTCAATGTCTGGTGTGGCTAACTTCGCTGACCGCGTGGGTATGCCAATCCTTCGTGAGTGGATGGACGCTGGTTACAAGGTTATCCAAGACTACGACCATACATACTCCGAGTGGCTAGGTATCCGCGAATCTATTAAGACTACTACTGTTAAGCCAAGCGGAACTGTATCTATCCTCGCTGGAGAATCTCCTGGGGTTCACTGGACTCCTGGGGGACAATACTTCCTTCGTGCAATCCGTTTCTCTAATGATGACCCAATGCTACCTTTGTTTAAAGCGTCGGGTTATAAAGTAGAAAAGGCTTCCGAATCACCAAAGACTACTAGCGTGGTCTTCTTCCCTATTGAGAGTCAGGCTCTCCGTTCAGAGAAAGACGTGTCTATCTTTGAAAAGATGTCGCTTGCCTCTACTGCCCAACGCCACTGGTCTGATAATTCTGTGTCTGTGACTATCTCCTTCAATGCCGAAACTGAAAAGGACGCCGTAGGAACTGTACTTCACATGTTTGACGGGCAACTCAAAACCGTTTCCTTCCTACCAATGGGGAACGCGACTTACCCGCAAATGCCATATACGCAAATAAATAAGGAAGAATATGAGAAATACACATTTAAATTGCTTCCTATTGACTTCACAGACGTCTATGCAGGGATGGCCGCGGATGCAATCGGTGAGAAATACTGCTCTAACGACAACTGTTTAATACCGTAATCGCTACTTAAATAGTGAAGCCCCCTAGCCAAGTCTAGGGGGCTTCTTTATTTAGTAAGGCGCAGGTCTATCTCGGCCTGAAGGGTGTGGCTTCATGGATAGCCTTAGCGGGAGAGTTACGCAAAGACCGCTTTGACGCCTATATTAAGTTTTAGCATGAGCCACACAAGGTATCGACTCTTACATTTCTTTTATCAACTATAAACATACGACCGCAGTGGTGGCACGCTATCCATTTTGTACGACTATTGCGTTTGTAAAGTTTAACTAGGGTATCTAAGTTTAATCTAGTCCTCATCATCGTCGTCATAAATCTCTTCATCTGGGATACCTGGGCTAGGACGGCCCCATTGAGGCTCTGGAACGATAGGTTCAATGAAACTCATATTTAAATCTCCTGCTTATAAATTAGAGTACCTGAAATCTTAATAGGTTTGCCGTTTTCGTCCTCTGACGTAACCTCGAGCTTCACGCTCTTTCGTGGTGTGAGGCTTTGTACTCTCTCTTTAATCCAACGCTTACCTGCGCTGGCGTTAGACCAAGCGGTAGTAATGTTATCAATCTCCACGTTGTCGTACGTACCGAGGTCGTTTTTTTGTGCTTCGGTAATTGTGTATGTAACCTTCCATGCGCCACCCTTTTCCATATTCTTGATAAGGGTTGCTTTGAAGGTGCGCTCTGCTTTTTTAGCCATGTAGGTTCTCCTTAGTTATAGGCCAATGGTAGGGCATAGTTTCATCTACTGTGGGAAAGTGTATCCTATAATGCTCGGGTAACTTTCGCACTAGGTTTGCTTGGTGTGATATATGTATCCGCTCGTCGCCTAGCCACGCTGGCATGTCGGGTGCGGGTTTGTGCTGGAAGTGGGTAATAAGGTTATCGTTATATCCACGACGTATCCACTCTAGGCATATCTCTCTCCCGTAGGACTTGAGTGCGTCTAGGTTATCTCTCCACATCAGCACCGCAGGGTGGTTATGCCATGCGTTACTCTGTTGAGTGCCGTCTAATACTCTTACTATTTGATAGGCTTCGACTCTCTGTTTGCCTAAGCGTCGATAGTCTAATACTTGTGCGGTTAGTTTGAAGTCTGCGTATGGCAGAAAGGTTTGCATTAACTAACGCCGTCCATTTCAGATACGGCTGGTCGTTCTATCTTTAACCCTTCATCTTTACCGCAAGCACATTTACCGCAACCGCAGGTAGGCTCTTTTGTTTCGTCCATAATTCTCTCTCCTTATACTTCGGCAGGGTTTCCTGCTGGTGGTACGCACATCACGCAGAATCCTAAACCCATTTCGGTGGTTACGTCAATAGCACTCTCGTCGATAGGTGCGATTACCTCTCCGTTATCGTATTCGATAAAACACTTAGCACAACGCATCTTGGCGCTCTCTCTCTTTGGTAGGAATCCGTCTAGCCACATTTTATTTCTCTATTCCATATTTATCAAGGCACTCATCACACATCTTGCCTCGACACCCGCAGACGATTTCTTCGCCGCGGGGTTCTTCTTGGGGGTTACTGTTGGTCGTCATTACTCTCTACTTCTGTATTTGTTTCTGTACTTAACTTTAATTCTGTGCCATAACCTTGATATACGATAGCGCCTTCAGCGTCCTTAATCGTTACGACCTCTCGGTCGCTGGTAATAAAGTTATGAAGGTGGTGGCTCTCCACGATAGTTTCAACGCTGGCGTGGGTGCTTCCCTTATACGTAGTTCCTTCGGGTAAGCCTATTAGTACGTTCCACTCTTTGTTGTTGGCGTACTCGATAGCCTTAATACACACGTCGGTCATGTTAATAGGGATACTAGGTTCGTGATTATTTTGTAAGTGGAAGGCTACGAGTTTCCAATAATCATTTGGTTCCTCGATTACTTCGTCCGTTACACTGCTGGCGCTGTCGTAAATAATCTCTGCGTCGTAGATTTCCTCATTGTTGTCCATTTAAGTCCTTATCTTTATATTTAACTTTCCTAGTGTATCTCTTTTTATTACGGATAGGTACGGAAGCATTACTCCGCCGTAACTCTAGCATACGGCGGAGTTGCTCTCTCGTCTTTGATAATCTCATAAGCCTATCTTACTCTGCGTAGCCGTTCTCTAAGTCACGCTCATCTAATTCGTCCATAAGCGGTGGTCGTAACCCTAACGCTTCCATACGTGGCTCGATACTGTCTATGGCTTCGTCTATCTCGCCACGTACTTCGTGGTAGTCAAGGTATTCCTCTACACGCTCGTCCTTGTGGCTTCGTATGAAGCATAGGTCAAGGCTTGCACCGATAGCGCTATCTAATAGTGCTATCGCGTCGGGGTCGCCATTTATATATTTAAGTGCGAGGTCGTTATATTGTCCTGTCTTGGGTAGAAAGTTTGTGCTGGTCATTTGCTGGTGTCCTCTAGGTAGAATAGATAGTCGGTGGCGGTATCTAGTAGGTTTATTAGATACTCGTTGGTTGAGTTGTGTGCTTCTACGTGACCCTTCGCTTCTGCGATTAGGGCGCGTAGCCGTTCTTTGTAGTCTAGTGCTTGTTCCATATTTGTTTCCTCTACTTCCGTATTAAAGTCGGTCGCCCTGCCCCTGTATAGGGCAGGGCTTCCGAACACTTGTTCTAGTGACGGGCGCTCATAGTCGCTTTGACGATATCTTTAGCGACTAGCACCATTTGATTAGGTTCCTCGACCTCGCGGAAGTGCTTAGCGCCATGACGGTAACGCTCTACACGTGCGTCATACTCTGCTCGGTCATACTCGCCCCAACCCTTGAGGCTACCTAGATAGACCACCGAAGTCTGCACTCCGTCCTTAGTGAGGTCGCTAATAATCTTATTGTTGTCCTCGGTCATATCCCACTCGCCGTCGGTAACGATAAATAGCATACGCACTCCACGCTTGCTATTTAGTAGTTGGCGACGTGCTTCTAATAGGGCTTTGTAAGGGTTAGTACCGCCCGAGGAATTGACGTAGCGATACTCGGTTGGTTGCGCCTTATCGGTAGCGGAGTAGATAAGCCTACTATCGTGGTTAAACTTATAGACCGATACGCGACCGTTGATACGCTCGATACCGCGCTTGATTACCCACGCGCTTTCCATAGTGCGTTGAATCTGCCACGACATACTGCCCGAAGTATCTACTAGGACTATCGCGTCGATATCATTGTTGGAGTTACCTTCACTCCAACGGTCGAACACTTTGTCCATGTCGTTGATATCGGCTCTCATGGCACGTCCTATATTTAAGCGCCCCATAGGTTGCTCTAACTCCCATGCAGGGTCGTTATCTATACGGACACGCTCTAGGGCTACGCCGAAGGCTCGGGCGCTCGCAGATACCTGTGCAGATACCTGTTGGTTGGAGTAAGCGCCTTGTTTAATAGCACTACGACGTTCATTGTTGTCGTTGATAGCCTTGCGTACTTCACGCGCACCTTGTTGTACGTCGTCCTTCTTGCTAAGGTTATCTAGTCGTTCTTGGATATCTTTACGTAGCACGTTGTCGTCGGCTTCGTCCTTACCCTTGCTAGAGAAACTGGTGCTATTGCGGTCGTTCTCGGTATTTGTGTCGGCA